TTGTGCAAGATTCTCTGTCTTCAATAAAGGACGCGCGAAAACGTCATAGCGATGCTATGGAACTATTGCATAGATATAAAATGCTAGAACGGGAATATTTACAAAATAAATATTCTGTGCCCAATGAGTTAATAACTGCAAAGAACTTTTTACTTAGAGACGAACTAGGAGTACAAATTTGTCAAACTTAAAAGACGATATCGATTTACCATTGGTAAAAACCATTGCTTATTTAAACTTATTAGGTATCAAAACACTTTGGTCGTGTTGCGGATATAATTATCCTGAACAACCTGCGCATAAGGCGCACCAAATCGGTCAAATAAATATTTCAATGGAATTTTCTGATAAGGCGGCCTCAGTCGGTATTTATATTTTACAACTTAATTATGAATGGGCTTTAAAATGTCAATTAGTGAATCCTGCTCCATTACGAGCATATATTATATATAGTGACATTAAAAGATTTCATCCTAATTGGGATGAAAACTCCGTACATTATCATGAGCATCCTTCACAGATGATTAATGGGTTGGAAAAGCGTTTGTATAAACTAAAGGATCAATTTATGGATGAAGTAGTATTAACTGATACAAACCACGCATCAAAACAAGCAAATCCCTATTGGGCTTATCCAGGGAGTGATCCATGGGTTATACGAAAAAATGATTTTATTTGTTGATGATGAAAAACAACCGGAGTGGTTTGATTTAAACCGCACCAATATTCATGTAGCCACAACATTTGAAGATGCGTTGAAATTAATTCAGAAAAATGTATATGACATTATTTACATGGATCATGATCTTGGAGATAGTTGTCATGATGGTTCTCATTTAATAACCGAATATGGCAAAGCAGGTAAGTCAATACAAAAAGTTTGTTGTATTTCGTGGAATCCACTTGGAGTAGAACGAATACGACTTGCTTGTAAAGATTTTAATATACCTTTCGAATCACATGGTATGCGTATATTTGATTTGTTTCCAGTTATAGATGGACAATCTCACTAAATTTTCAACTTTTATAAAGGATCACATATATGAAAACATATTTTAATAAGATCAAATTATTTAAAAGTAATTCTGACAGCCCGGAAAAAATATTAAAAGAAGTAACTGAATTTGCAGCTACTCAAAATATTTCGGCACATAGCTTAGGTGTGGAATATGTAGAACCCCTTGATCAACTAATTATCAGTTTGGGATACAGAGAAGAAGACGATCCCACATCGATAGAAATAATTCAACATACTATCGGAAATATATCAACCAACAGTTTGGCTGAGCTGGAGAGTAACTTTAAAAAGATACTTGATACTTTTGAAAAACCTATCTGTCATGAATTTTTCGTAAATAACGCTTTCGATCTTATCGGAATCTTTATGATAGAAAAGTAATAATTAGGCGGTTGTCGCATAGAGGCCTAGTGCGTCTGCTTGCCATGCAGAATCTCGTGGGTTCGAATCCCATCAACCGCTCTATGGTTCAAATAATATATGTATTTCTCGCAGCATTTGTGCTCGGCTTTTTATATTCATATTATATACGACGCACAGCACATGCGCAAACTTTAAAAAAACAACTACAAGCGGCAAGCTCCGGTTCAGTATTATATTTGCTTGGCGCGGTAATTGTTATATCATATGTAAGTGACCCTTGGCTATTAATTCCCGCCTGTGTGGGGGATTGGCTAGGATCCCTACTACAACTAAGGATCGATATGAATAAAGAACAATACGAAGAAAACTTAAGACGAATCCAAAAACAACATTTGGAAAATATTCAAAAACATACACATTGGCAGCCATGCATGCACGACCAATGTACAGAATGTCATGGTACTGGTATGAAACTAGATGGGACTCCCTGTGTACACGGTATAAGTTGCCCATGCCCAAAATGTAGTCCACGATGTAACACCTCCACCCTCGTAACTTAAATGGAATAGAGTCAGTCCCTCCTAAGGACTTGTGTGTGGGTTCGACTCCCATCGAGGGTACATGCTCCTATAGCTCAATTGGATAGAGCGCTTCGCTACGAACGAAGAGGTTGTAGGTTCAAGTCCTATTAGGAGTACTATGATAGCACAATTACTATTTCAAATACTACAGTTTATAGCTATTTCACTTTTTGACTTGTGGCAAATGGCTAAAAAAGAATTATTATATTGGGAAGCAATAATGGATACATTACCGTTTTTACCTCCCGACGTTGAAGAAGATACATTAATACTAAAAAACACTGCATCAGAGAATATATCTGTGGGCCAATTTATATTTTGGTTTGCTGAAGTCGCATTAATGTTAATATTCTGGAGTGGTTATACATTTGTATCGCTTGTAATGTTTCTATGTACGGTATTTTTATTCTATGCGGGGGTTGAAGACTTAATGTTCTTTTTGTTTTCTCGTTGGATAAAATTACCGGAAAGTTGGTGGCGCTCTCGAGAAGTTATTCACATTCTAGGATTTCGTTTACCAAAATATATGCCTTGGTTACCAAGAACGCGCCAAATCGGAAAGTTAAAAATACCTAGTTATTGGATGAAATTTTTCGGCGGAGAGGTTGGTGATACCGTTGAATTATATAAAGGTGGAATTATTGCTTGGATATTAGTTATTGCTATAATAAGTTTGGTATAAGATAATTATACCCCTATAGTCTAATTGGATAAAACGTCGCGCTTCGGACGCGAATAGTGCGGGTTCGAGTCCTGCTGGGGGTACATGTTTAAGGCATATGAACAAATAGAATTAGCAGTTATTACTACCGCTGCTATAAAAAAATTATTCTTTGACGATTACTCAACTCTCACTTTCACAATCAAACCTATGGAACAACATATAACAGATATAGAAAATTTTATACACAATGCTACAACAGACAAATGTGTAGAATTGTTAAGGACGTTGTCCAAAGATATAGAACTTGCTATTAAACCGGACGCCATACATGTTAAACTGAGGGCGTTGGCGCTAGAAATGGATTTAGAAGATTACCGAAAATTATTATTAACACAGTTACTCAATTCAATGGCCGCCGTAAAAAGCAAATTACATACTAATTTGGGAATTAAAGAATGAGAAAAATAACAGTAGAAAAAGCAGATAATACCAGACATTGTCATAAATGTCAAGCAAAGATAATAAAAAATGAAAAATTTGTACTTTGCACTAATGATGCTTATATACCTGTTTATTGTAATATTTGTTCAATTTGTATGACAAATCTAACTAATAAGGTGCTCGGATTAAAAAATTAACTTTGTACCAAAAAAGCAAAACAGGAAAAATTAAAGTATTAGAATTCTGGACTGTAAAAGAAAAATTCTATACTCGTTGGGGGCAATTAAACGGTAAACAGCAAGAAACTGTGAAGGTATGTGTGGGAATGAATATCGGTAAAGCTAATGAAACTACACCTGCAGAGCAGGCATTGGCAGAGATGGAAGCCAAGATCGTAATTAAGAAAAAAGAAGGTTACGATACAAAGATGCCTTCAGTTACCTCATCAATAGTGCAAACTGTTATTGATCTGGATAATATACCAGAAGCATTTTGTCCTAATAAACCTATATCTAAAACACCACAATCAATTATTGATGGTAAAAATACGTATGGACAAAGAAAATTCGATGGGCATTGCTTATTCTTGGTTAAAGGCAAAACTACCGAAAAAGTATTTTCACGTCGTATGGAAGATCGTACAGACGTATTAATACAGTTACCGCCTATAAAAAAATTATTGGCTATACTACCAAGTGAAACGTTTTTATTAACCGAATTTATATATTATAACAACACAACAAAACGTGAATCGCCTAGACATGTAGCGCAGGTTGTTCGTAAAGATGATGCTGCGGAGGCTATATCGCGTTATAACGAGTTATCAAAAGATGGACAATTCAACTGTATCCCCTTCGATGTCCTATTCTTCAAAGGAGATTTTGTCGGAAATAGAGAATATACTAAACGATTCGAATTACTCAAATCTATCAATATCAACGTGCCCCCCATATACACAGATTGGAAGGAGCTACTTCAATTTGCCGAAGAAGAAAATTGGGAGGGTTTTGTCCTTCGTGTGCCAGGTGAGAAATCATATATCTCTTATACAATGGATGGAGAAGCACATCGAGCGGGAAGTTATAAATACAAATTTCTCAAAACTGATGACTTTTTTGTCACAGAATGGCTTAAGGGAAAATCCGGAAAACACGCCAATTTTTATGCGAAGTTTGCTGTGGCACAATACGACTCCAAAGGCACCATTATCGATCGTGGATATGTCGGCCCTGGTAAACTAACTCACGATGAACTAGCACAACTTACAAAGGATCTAAATTCTGGTAAAGTAAAAAAGAACTTTGTAATCGAAGCTGAATATCAGGATATTCAAGATTCTGGAAAATTACAGTTTGGAATAATTCAGCGACTACGACCAGATAAAATACACACAGAATGCGTGGTTGAAGAATGAATGGAAAACGAGCTAAGGCTTTGCGTAAGAAAGCCTATAAAATAACAAAAGATGCGCCTTGGGTAGAATATTACGATAAAAAATCAGTTCCATTAGTAATGAAACCCACTTGCACAAGAAAAGTGTATCAACTATTGAAAGCCAAATAATTGGCTTTCTTGGAGAGTGTCCGGTTTGGTCGAGGAACCAATCTTGAAAATTGCGCGCGGCATTATGTCCGTCTGGGGTTCGAATCCCTAACTCTCCGCATAGGAAAGTCTGACCTCATTGGTGCGGGGCCTGGTCTCGAAAACCAGTAGGCGTGTAGTGCGCCATAGGAGTTCGAATCTCCTACTTTCCGCATGAGACAATATCTTATTATAAAAACTAAAACAAATGGTATAGTGGCAATAGTAGCCTCGGAAAATAATGTATTACGTGTAGTATTTGCATATACTAATAATTTAAGAATTGCGTTGGAAGAGACTATTAAACATGGTCTACATAAAAGAAGATTCGTCACGAAAACTAAATTGATAACTATTAATGCATCACCAAAAGACGCCGACTTTTTGAAAAAGCTAAAACAATATTTAATATTGTCGTTTGATTATGACGTAAAATTAATGGAGATAAAAAATGAACATATACAGCATGACGACAGAAAACATGACTGAGTTTGCAAACCAAGTAAAGGAAGTGCTTGTTAACAATCTATTAGAAAATAAAGTTATAACTAAAGAACAACATGCACTCGTATCAGAAGATTATTGTGTAGTAGTTACACCTAAAGACATATTAGGACGAGTTTTTGATAAAGTACGAAATCGGAAAGATACAGAAAAGCTACTAATAACTGTTTTAAAAGGACAGCATGTAAAATGAGTACATTGTTGGCTACATTTCATAAACCAATAAATTGTCGGGCGATAAATCCAAAATTCCAGGACGAAGAATCTGCAAAAGTGATTGCAATACAAACAGAAACGGGCACCGACAAAAATGGTACATTAAATATTTATACTTCATATTTAGTAGTATTTCATAATATGAATTTGTGGATGGATAGCATAGAAGTTAAACTGCAACCTTAAAATAAAAGCGCAAATGGTGGAACTGGCAGACACACCATCTTGAGGGGGTGGCGGAGAAATCCATAAGGGTTCGAGTCCCTTTTTGCGCACAATCATAAACTAAATAAAAAGGTATATTATGGAAAGCAAAAGATTGTTATTTCAACGTGAAATAGAAACATCTATCAACGATATTCGGGATTACAGTGATTTTATATTTGCAGTTGGTTTGGATATAAAGGAACTCACACCAGAGGTGTTGAAACTAGATATTATACCAACAATGATAATTTCAACATCCGCGTTTAACGCATTGGCCAAAATGAATATCCCAAAAGATTTTCTGGATAAATTAAAACAGGCTTCAATGTATACTTGTCCTTGGACTGAAAATACGTATTTCGGTACATTACCGATAGCAGTGGCAACATTTAATAAAAACAATTATAAAGACTTATTAACGGATTATCAATTAGACACCGAATTTCATCTCAGTATGAATGGCGGCGATGTTAAGAAATTACTTATTCCAAACCTTGTAGAATTATCATTTATAGGGCATGGTTATACGTCTGCAACACTTCCCAGCGATGGTTCCCATACACTAGTACTTTGTACGATTGAATTACCTAATAAAGATTTTGCTATCTGTTTAACTTATGCATGGCACAACAAATGATCAGAATATTTCAAGTTGGTGGTAGTGTTAGAGATTTAATATTACGCGTTAAGTCAAAAGATATTGATTATGCAGTAGTAGCAGTTTCTTGGGAAGAAATGAGAAATTATATTCTTGCCAAAGGCAAAATATATCTCGAGACCCCAGAATACTTCACTATCCGTGCTCATATAGATGGTTTTGGTGATGCTGATTTTGTGTTATGTCGAAAGGATGGTAACTATTCAGACGGTCGTAGACCTGATACTGTTGAGTTGGGCACATTGTATGACGATCTAGCCAGACGTGATTTCACAATGAATGCTATTGCGATCGACATGCAAGATCCAAAGCGTCCTTTTATTGACCCGCATGGTGGGTTGATTGACATACAAAATAATCTCATTAAATGTGTTGGTAAGCCCGAAGATCGCTTCAATGAAGATGCTTTACGCATGCTACGCGCGTTAAGATTTGCCGTAACCAAAAAAATGCAGATCGACTTATCAGTAGAAGCATGTTTTGGTAATCGTGAGTTATTAAACAAATTGAATAATCGTATTTCTTGGGAACGTAAAAAAGACGAATTGTTTAAAATGTTCAAAACAAGTACAACACGAACTTTTGAATTGTTTGATCGATACCCATCAATGCGCGACGTATTACTTTCTGATGACAAACCTTTGTGGCTTGAACCAACTTTACGAGCACGCCCATGAAACTAGGAATATTTGGTGGCAGTTTTGATCCGCCGCACGCTGGACATTTATGGTTGTGTAGAAGTGCTCAGGAATTATATCATTTGGATAGTATAGCTATGGTGCCTAATGCGCTTTCTCCATTAAAGGATCATAAACATACAGAAGCTCATCATATAGTCGCTATGACACGATTAACGGCGTTCGAATGCGAAAGTACTTATTGTGATACAACAGAGATTTGCCGTGATAAGGTATCATATACTATAGACACTGTAAAATTATTTAAAGATCATTATCCAGAAGATGATTTATATTTGCTGTTAGGTGGTGATTCATTATTAGATTTTTACCGTTGGAAGGACCCTAATGAACTTGTAGAGATTATCGGGCACGAACATATTTTAGTGGCTGAACGAAGTACTGCACCTCTGATGGCACATAAGTTTCGGTCGCTACCTATGCCCTACATACAAGTGAGTTCAACGGATATTCGTAATCGAATAAAAAATCATTTGACAATAAAAGGATTAGTAGTTGATTCGGTGCGTGAATATATAATCGAACGTAAGCTGTATCTATAATTATAGAGCTATCGTACAATTGGTTTAGTACACAAGACTTTGGATCTTGGAATCGGAGTTCGAATCTCTGTAGCTCTGCATTTTTTGGGATGTAGTTCAATTGGTGGAACGTCAGTCTCTGGAACTGAATGATAAAGGTTCGAGTCCTTTCATCCCAGCGTATGAAACAAATTTTATATTATGAAATGGACTACATGGAATTTGATAAATTAGTTAATAAACATATTCCAGCGTTTAAAGGTGATTACGAATTTGTGGCCTGTCATGAAGCAAATAATTATGCAGCATATACTTTTAATGTTGAAATGCCTAAAGATGACAAGTCATATTTAGATATTGAGCGTAAAATCCTATTAGGAGAAGATCGATATACGCGTTATATATTAATGTATTTGGTAAAACTCGGTGTACTGGCGCCAGGAAATTATTTAATAAACGTATTTTGGTAATTGCAAAAGATCGTCTAATATGAATAAGACAGCGGAGTACATCCGCTAAATAGTAGATTCAAAACCTACCTTTTGCTTCATGTATAATTTTAAACGTGGTGATAAGGTTGTAGATATATTAGACGGTCAGAAAGGCATTGTTATGCGTTATGCTTCTGAAGACCGTGATAATTATACTTATGTACAAGTAAGATGGGAAAATGGTGATACAACAATAATAAGAGAAATGGAATTAGTATATGATAAACACTAAACAATCCTGCGGCGAAGCAAAGGCTACAAACATAATGGAAGGTAGTTTGTATAAACTGCAGACATTACAAGATGAAACACAGGCAATAATTAACACGATCGCAGAAAAAACCGAGTCAATTCGGCAACAATTGCCGAAGGAAGCTATATTGGATATGGGATGCAATAAAGGTATAAATACTTCAAAAATACAAAATATACTACAAGATCGTATTAGTCAACAAGATCTTATCGTAAAATTATTGCAGGAATTACTTTCAGAGTTAATTATATAATACAATACATAGAATACGAGTATAGACGAACTGGAAAATTTCTCGTAGCGTAGAGTCACTCCATAACGCCCAGATATACACGGAATCTGGGGTCGCGGTCAAAGCCCTAAATGCAATGCATACCTGAGTCCAGTTAGGCTGTAATTAGATAATGGTTATAATTACAATTGACAGGCCAATAGGGAGGAGAAAACCTTTTCACGGTGACATCGGAAATCCGTGACTATGTGTGCCGGCTTAGCTCAGCGGTAGAGCAGGGCACCTGTAATGCTCAGGTCGGGGGTTCAAATCCCTCAGTCGGCTCAGAAAAATATACAATTGTATAGCCAGCTTAGCTCAATTGGTGGAGCAGTGCTTTCGTAAAGCAAAGGTCAAGAGTTCGACTCTCTTAGTTGGCTCGTTATGAAATTCCACATACCAAAAGAAAACATACCTTATCGTATTATGCGAGATATTGAAATAGAATTAGTGGGTCTTGATAGTGATAGTCGAAAGAAAATGCAGACGCGTGGATTTCAAGAGACATTTCACACTGATCCTTTTTACTTACATGCGAAAGATATAATAAAAATCACTACTTGGAGCAATAAACAGGAATATGTGAAGATTCGTATATTATCCTCTAGTGATAAACTATATGAAAAATTATGTGGATATGTTCGAGATCCTTCGAATGATCCAAGTTCAACATTTGACTTTTTAAATGATGTTGAAATAGAAGAAATTCCGGTATAAGATTATGTGGCAGAGGCGACTCTACCGCACTTGCGTTTAATGTATTAATTTAGTATATTAATTTGGGCTCGACAGGAATCGATTGAATGAGATGTAGTATAAATGCATAGCGTCAGTGAACCGATGACGTAAAATCCGTTTAAACAATAAGTGCAGAAGAAAAATCTGACATGACTTTTGAACAGGCTTTGGCACTAGTCGAAGTACCTGTAGCCGTAATGGCCTAATCGCTGACAAGAGAACTCGATAGCAAGGCCCCAATTGCTATGAGTGCGATAAACGGGGATGTAGGCCACTTGTCCGAATACAAGTAAGTCCTAAGTATGTAGTTGTAGCAGACGACCGACTAAAAATACAACTAACTATGTGAATGAATTTTTATTAAATCCATGCAAGACCGGGGTTCGACTTAGTATTAGGTCGCTTATATAGAAATATATATGACAAAAGAAAGCTCAAACGGCGAAACCCCTGCTAATAGCGAGGTAACACCGTCGGGTATGTAAAGAAATTTAACAGCTCGCTATCGACTTATAGAACTCTAAAGTATAAAAACTATGAGTTACTAGGATAGTTGGAAAAATTCTTTTTCAAATTGTTTTTTTCGTCGTATTTGTTCTTTGGTGTATTTACCGTTGCGAACAGTCAATTTAGCATAATATCTTATAATGAATTTCATCCGACGTGATTTCTTTGGATGTCTAATATAAGGCAATAATTTATGCATTACGTCTATTGCATCAGCACGAGTTATTTTCCAACTATATGCAATCATGTAATTTCGCTTTTGACGGCCATGATTACAAATAATTCCGCCAAAATATCGTTGTAACGGTAATAAAATTTCTAAACACGTATTAGCTACAGATAACACAGGTGATCTGTACTCTCCGGAGTGATTATGTGTTAATGTAACTGAACCCTCACCATCGACGATGCCGGCGGTCCAACTATAAATGCTTTCTATCTTCGTAGTCTTTTTGGACATGGTAATCTTTTCTCCTATATCCAAAATATACTAAAAGATAAGGGAATAGTCAAGTCTAAAATGAAAATTTTAGAGTTACTGCCCCGCGAGTCCACCAAGGAGGTTTCTTTTCGTAGTACGTTATACTTCCTCCGTTCAAAATAAATAAAGGAAAACGTACCAAGACTGCGGGGTACGTTGGAAATGGTCCCCACGAGAGTCTCATAAGCTCTGCATGCAGGTTCAAGTCCTGTCCCCGCTACAAATCGGCCGGATCGAGATTGTTATCATAGATTCGACTTCTATTTCTCCCGCCAAGAAAAAATTTGGGAGAAAGCGCAATGGACGCACTCAGTCTCACAACATTGCCGATCTATTTTTAAGGAAAATAAATGACTGCGTTATTCGTTATTTTCACTATAATTGTTTCAGTGCTTATTGATCTGGCTGTTCAAGCACATCGTAAACATAAATCATTAAAAACAAAGCCAGAGATTTATTTACATGATCCAACACTCACTATGTGTGATGGCGGACAATTAAAGGAACAAGATATGAAATAGGGCTATATCAATACCTCGTAAACTCACCAGTTTATAATATTAATAACCGCGACAATAAGTCGCTATATATTTTTACTAAAACTGGAGTTTACAATGACAAAAGAACAATACAATCAACTAAAATCCGAGCTTAAAATCTTAGCTCAATTTCTTCATTACGACAACTATAATTCACGTGCCTACCAATCACAAAATGCCGGTGGCAAAAAGAAACCAAAAGAAATACCAGAACAATTAGAAAAGCAATTTAAGGAATTAAATATAAGTCCTTGGAGAGCTCACTATGAGTATAGACATAAACACATATTTATGTCTTTACAACGTGGTAAAAAACGTGAACAAATCGAAAGACCAAGACAAGGTAACGAACCCGATGAAAATTACATCAAAAAACTTGTGGAGCAGTATGAAACAGTTGAACAGACTGTATGTGTTAGTGCGTGAAGACTTAAATCTTACATACGCTGGAGTTCAAGCTGGACATGCAGTAGCAAAATTTATGTTAGAATTCCCAGGTATATGGTGTAATACTACACTTATATATTTGCGGATAAAGAATGAGGATAAGCTTATAGAATGGCGTGACAAATTAATTGTCAGAGGTATTCCGTATGCTTTATTTAGAGAACCTGATTTAATGAATCAGGCAACTGCCGTCGCTGTATTGAGCGATGGTAATATATTTAAAAATGTAAAATTATTGTGACAGTAAAAAATGAAACTATGCAGTTAAAACCACCAAATGGGCCGGGGATCCATAGCCTCGTTAACCTCCTTTGGGCTGGCGTGTTGCCCATTAACCTTATTGGTTAGCTATGAACAATCATAGTACTGTTCGCCAGAACTGCATTCCAGAATGATTTAGGTTAATTGCGAAAGCCCCTGGAACAGGGGAGTCCTACGCATACTTACCCGTCGTAGGTGAGCCTGTCTAATTATGGGTTAGACCCAGGGTCGATCCAAAAGGTAAGCTCGATCGAAATTAACTATTGTCTGCGTGGCCGAGAACGAAATAAGCACTAGTCTCTAAAACTAGTTACACGGGGTCGTTCCCCGTCGCAGACACTTATTCCTCTGTGGTGAAATGAAAAGAGATGTATATTTGTTACGTATTAATATACATTACTAAGTCACTAGATTGAATTAGTAGGTGACAGCATCGAGTTACCAGTATAGACTGTTCTTTATGGTCAAGTTCAGAGCAAGTGTATTGGAAGAATAACTAGGATGAAGCGATTAAACCAATTGTCATGCGACGAACGTTTAGTTGCGTAGCGGCTGAATATTCAATTGAAAATTAGAATGGGATCTTTACTACTCCCTGTCGAACGCTTACAAACGGAACTGACTGTCAGTAGACTAAAAGTAATGCTGCAGGTTTGAGTCCTGCCAGAGGGATAAATTTTTATCCGGACGGCGTATTATTCTCTCGACGCCTAATAAATATGGGGAGATTATCAGTCCTGTCATAAACAATTCCGCTCAATGAGCACCGGAGCCATTTGATAGGACTTTTGCATTATATATGGCTCCGCCACGATTACAAAAAACTTTATATCAGGAGATATAATGAATGTACTAAAGAAGGCGCTATCCCCGTTCTGGAATTTTGCTCCAGATTCTGGGCAAGAAACCCCTTCTGCTGATGAGCAGCTGGCCACGCCCGAAAAAATGGCAACGCCCGCACAAAAAAGTATTAAGCCTGGACGTCAGACAGTTGATGAAGAAATTCTGCAACAAATAGTTGCAGATGTTGATAAAGCAACGCCATCAGTCCTGTCGGATTTTTATGGTCTTGTCGAGTCATTATCGGAAGCTATTGCCGATGAGTCTGCTAGATTTAAATCTGCTTTTATTGCTTTGCAAAAACAAGGAAAAGCAAGTGTAGAAATTTTATTAAATGCTATTACCGCAAAATTCAGTGCTGTAGATGCGGCATCGGAGCAATTTGATGCTGAATTGTCCGAATCGCAAAAAGGTATTGATACAAAAAGACATCAAGCGGCAAAGATCGATGATACCATTGCAGAATTAAATGATCAAATCGAGAAGCTAAAAGTACAAGCTAATGATTTATTGGTTGGTGCCGCACAAGAGGAGCAACAATTGTCTGCGCAAAAAGATGTATTTACTGCTACGCTCGATTCGGTACGTACTGCAATTAGAGAGCAAGAAACAAAAATAAAAACATATCTAGCAACACAAACAACTTCAACGCAAAAGAGAAAGGCACGTTAATGACACCAGGATTATCTGATGGTCTCGCGAAGTCATTCTGGCAACGCAAAGAGGGCACATTTGGTATGATTGTCGCAGTAGCATTAGCGGCGGCAGCTTTATACGGACTAAATCTAGCATTACCATTTATTATTGGTTTGTTAGAAAATACATTAACGGCAGCGTTTCTTTTTATGACTGTAGTTATTGTAGGTACGATCTTAACAAGTAAGCGATTTTGGACCTTATTTTTTGGTTCATTTAAACTTATTATGCGTTGGGTCACTGGGATTTTCATTACTATTGATCCGATCGGTATATTAAAAAATTATGTAGATAAATTAGCTGATAAACTTGTCTTAATTGAAAAACAAATAAAGAATCTCCGAGGTCAGATGGGGCAATTAAAAGTCACCATTGACACCAACGAGAGAGATCGTCAGCGGTCTATTTCGATGGCAAAGGCGGCAAAAACTTCTGGTAAAAAAGCGGCATTAGTATTAAATGCACGTAGTGCTGGAAGGTTGAAAGAATCAAACATCACGTTACAGCAGCTCTACACAAAGCTGGAGAGTTTGATGCGTATGTTGAACAAGATGCGAGAAGTCTCTGAATTTATGTATGAAGACATCAAACAAAATGTAGATACTCTCGAGCGACAAACCGCGGCAGTAACCACTGGTCACAAAGCCATGACTGCGGCAATGTCCTTTATTCGCGATGCATCTGATGATAAAAAGCTATATGATCAAACAGTTGAAAATCTACTCAATGATTATGGGCAGAAACTTGGAGAAATCGATCAATTCATGGAAGTTGCAACTCCATTTATTGAGGGTGTTGATCTAGCTAATATGGCCTTTGAAGCAGACACATTAAAGGAACTTGAATTATGGGAAAGCAAAGTAGATAGTTTGTTGCTAGGCGACACAAAAGCATTACTTGTCGGTAATGAAGAACTCGCTCCTTTGTTAAACGAATTACCCTCGGCGCAACAAGTGCCAATAGAATCAAAATCACAATCAACCACAACATCCAAATATTTACGAAAGAATCGATCATGAACGAAGGAACCGGAATACGCCCAGCCGGAAGGCTGCTTATTATTATGGCAATAGTTGGAACATTATTCTATTTGTTATTTTTTGGACCTCTTAACCAATATATTCCCGGCAAAGAACCCGCCAAGGCAGTTGTAGCAAAAAGGGTAAATCTGGGAAATATTGCAAATACAAAAAGTATTGCAGCGGAACTTCCGCTTCCGTCGGCAGACCCAGCACCTGCTACAAACACAACTTTCAAGTATGAAATAATGGCCTGGAATTCACAGTTTTCTCTGATGCTTGCCAATGGTGGTATTGTTACCACATCGGGGTCGCTTATGGAAAAGTACGGGGTTAATATTACACTAGAGCGACAAGATGATTGTGAAAAAATGAAGGCAGACCTAGTGGCATTTGCAACTGAGCTCAAAGACGGAAATCCATATCCATCAGAAAAACCTGCATTTGTTGCTGTAATGGGAGATGGTGCTGCACAATTTATAGCCGCACTCAATCCAGTACTAGAAAAACTCGGCACTGAATATCGTGCTAAAGTCATAGGTTCAGCCGGTTATTCTTATGGTGAAGATAAATTGATGGGGCCACCGGAGTGGAAAAAGAATCCTGGGTCTATGCGCGGTTGTGTCATATCCGGTTATCTACGAGATGGCGACTGGAATATTGCAATGAAATATACTGGTGACAACGGCATTCCAAATAATCCTGATGAAACCACTTACGATCCTAATGCTGTAAATTGGGTTGCTGCTAATGACTTTTTAGATGCGCCAGCTAAATTAATTGCGGGATATGAAGAAGATCGTCCAGTAGTTATTAATGGCAAGAAAACTGGAAAAACACAACGTATCAAAGTTCAAGGTACAGTTACTTGGACTCCTGGTGATGTGAATGTCGTCGAACAATGCGACCAAGATATCATAAATATCGTAAGCACACGTGAATATGCGGGGCAAATGCCAAATGCTATTATTGGGATCGATGTGTGGTGCAAAGACAATCGTAAAATGGTTGAAGGAATGCTTCGAGCTATTGGCGAAGCCGGAGATCAAATAAAAAGATACGATGCCGCAAAACAACGCGCAGCAGAAATCTCGGCCAGTGTATATAAGGAGAAGGATGCTGAATACTGGTTACGATATCATGATGGTACAGAAGAACTAAATAAACACGGTTCAGTAGTGCAATTAGGCGGTTCAAAACCAAACAATATTGCAGATATGGTACTTTTGTTTGGTCCTTCGGGATTATTTAAATCTACCTACGTCGCATTTGGTAATGTTGTAATTCAGCAATATCCAAAACTTGTACCAAGCGTACCAGCGCCAGAAATCGCTATCGATGGTTCGTATGTATTAGCTGTTGCAAAAGAAACCAACACAAATACCTCTACGGCAGATCGTTTTACGTTCAAAAAGGGAAGTACCTTAAAAGAAGTTGTCGGCAAACGTAAATATAGTATTCAATTCGAAATCGGTAGATCAGCTATACGTGCAGGCCAAGAGAACACTCTCGAAGCATTAAAAGATGAGCTTGCGGTCAGCTTGTCATTGAAAGCTGTAATTCATGGACATACTGATAATACTGGTACTCCTGAAGGAAATATGCGTTTATCGGCAGATCGCGCACAAGCTGTACAGTATTGGCTTGAAGGGAAATACCAAGATTTATTCCCGGAAGGTCGATTAAATATTGTTGCACACGGTCAAACCCGGCCAGTGGCTGACAATGATACAGAGACAGGACGTGCCAAAAACAGACGTGTCGAAATAGTAACTGGCACAGAGTAATTCACAAGTAATCAAAAATTTCGGGCAACCGTCAGTAATCCTGGCGGTTGCTCTAATTCAAGGAATAAAATGAACCTTACATTGGAAATGTTTTCACCAAACAAGGTTATGTCCAAATCAATTATGACTTCTATGGCAGCAATTCAACTTGCCATAGCTGTTGCAGTATGGTGGATTTGGCCCTCATACGTGGTTCCTAAACCATTAGAAGTTTTAGCTAGCTTTAGCAAGATATGGTACAATGGTTTCGGGCAAGAACTTATCACAAGTTTTATTTTATGTTTGCAAGCGATAGGTATTACATTGATCGTTTCATTAGGATTGACATATGCAACAGTAATGCCTTTTTTCAGACCTATAGCAATGTTTGTGACAAAAGGTCGTTTTTTAGGACTAGTTGGTTTTACATTTTTATTTACGTTAATCGCTAGTGGTGGGCACCAACTTAAATTGATGTTGGAAGTATTTGGTATGTCCGTGTTTTTCGTCACTTCAATGATGGCGGTTATAGAAGCAATTCCAAAAAGTGAGTTCGACTATGCACGTACATTACAAATGAACGAATGGCGCGCAGTATTTGAAATCATTGTTTTGGGGCGCGCTAGCGATGCAATCGAGGTATTACAACAAAACTTTGCTATGGGATGGATGATGCTTACTATGGTTGAAGGAGTTGCTAGATCCGAGGGCGGTGTAGGTAAATTTTTACTTGATAGTAACAAACATTTTGAATTAGCAGATATTTTTGCTATTCAAATAACTATCTTTGTATTAGGTTTATTTATTGATTATGCTATCGGTGCTCTAAATAAAACTATTTGTCCATACGCATTTATTACGAGGGAAAGAACATGAAACGGATAACAAAAGAAACTTTGCTTCGTATAGAAAACGTTTCTTTAACATACGGCAATCGACAGATTCTCAAAAATGTAAACGGCGAAATTAAAAATAACGTCGGACATGGGCAAGTTGTAGGATTATTGGGCCCATCAGGAATAGGCAAAACTCAACTATTTCGTATACTATCTGGTCTGCAGAAGCCCACGACAGGAACAGTTCGTATCACTGAGAAAAATATAGAAGTAACCCCCGGCAGTGTTGGCGTCGTAGCTCAGAACTATCCTCTCTTCGCACATCGCACAGTTATTTCCAATTTACTGTTGGCTGGGCGAAATAGAAAGGATACTCCTGAAAAAGCACGTATATTTCTGGAGCGGTTTGATTTAAAAGCACAGACACATTTATACCCATCACAGTTATCTGGAGGACAGCGGCAACGAATAGCCATCATACAACAATTACTATGTAGCGAACATTTTTTATTGATGGATGAACCCTTTTCTGGACTTGATCCTTTAATGATAGATGAAATCTGTACATTAATAACCGAAGTCGCAAACCTACATGAATTAAATACCATTATAGTAATCACACACGATCATCGGGCAGCTATTAAAGTCTCCGATATTCTGTGGTTAATGGGGCGCGATCGTGATGAAAACAACAAAGCAATACCAGGAGCTTATATTAAACATACTTATGATCTTGTAGAAAATGGGTTGGCCTGGCAAACAGATTTATCATCTTCGCCAGTATTCACGTCATTTGCGAAGATGATAAAAGAACAATTTAAAACACTTTAATAAATAGCGAACAATAATCATTATATAAGGAACAATATGAAACGCATATTTATTTTTTTATTTTTATTGTTATTTATATCTATCGGACAAGCGCAATTTAATTCTGGTGCTTGTTTCAAATCACAGTATGTAATAAAAGGTATACAGCTGTGTGCAACACCTACAATTGGAGGCTATCTTGAATATTCTACCAAAAACTTTATCGCCAATATTACCGCAGATGCAAGTATATCTGAACGCTTCTCCGAAAATACTGTTACATTCGCTTGGAGTTTGGTCAATGACGGGTCAATTTGGCTTTGCGACTATTACTATCCGTATCCCGCCAATAAATATGGGAACTTTGCCAATAAAAATCTGGGCGCACATTTTATTGAAATCGGAGGAAGGTACAATTATGCGGGGTTTGAATTTATGGCGACAGGTAATGTTTACAACGACACTACACACAGCAAATACTTACAAATCAACCGAATTATCCGATTACCTGCCGAATCCGGCCAATTATCCTTCTTTATAGGTGCCGCCATAGGAAAAGCCTTTTTCTATAATACTGAAAAAGGATTGCATGTTATAAATGTTGGAATGAGCCATCAATATAAAAAACTTGTTGTTACATATTATGTTAATCCAACTGCCGAAGAAAGCAGTGTTATTGTTACTTACAATCTATAGTTTATATATTTATTAGAGGTATGTGGGTAACTGGGCATCCCAGCAGAATCATAATCTGCCGCGAAAGCCTTGAGGGTTCAAGTCCCTCTACCTCTACGAAAGGAGAAATCATATGTCAATAATGGACAAAATTTTAGTATTAAAGTTAAATAGATCTTGGATGCCCGTAGGATTTTCTACGATCGCTAAGGCTGTTGTAGATTTATGTGCTGACATAAACTGTTATGCACTTGACATTCAATATGAACTTGTTGAAGGTCAACCAGATCTCGATAAGCCTATAAGTATGAATCCTGTTACATGGGATAATTGGATACAATTACCCGTACGACCATGGGACATACCACTGCATTCACCAAGTATTACTGTGCGGGCACCAACGGTTCTTATAGCAAGACATTTTGACGCCATGCCTATTATTGCATATGGTACTTATCCTACCACACGTCAGATCCAAGAACGAGATGAATTTACTGATCAATACACCGGAAGGAAACTCGCTCCCGCTGAGATGTCGATAGATCATGTTGTGCCAGTATCGAAAGGTGGTAAACATACTTGGGACAATATGGTATTAACACATAAAGATATTAACTTTAAAAAAGGTAATAGATTAAATAAAGAAGTAGGTTTAAAGTTAATAAAACAACCTGCCAAGCCCAGGCCTGTTGCTATAAGTTCTTTGATTCGTGAAGTACGACATGCGGATTGGAAGCATTTTTTGTTGCACAAAATAAAGTAATGGTATAAGAATTTGTTGTTTCCTAGTTTATTAAAACTAGGTGGCGGCGGGGAGTAATCCCTCCGGGTTGTCGACGTTTCCTGCAGCTTGACTGTTAAAAACGTCGTATCCACGGATCGTTTAATTGGCAAGATACTGGCATTACCTGTCAGAGACTACATGGTTCGAGTCCTGTTCCGTGGACAATGAAACCCTACCGAAAATTTCGTTTATTCCAAATAAGATGGAAAGAAAAATTAGGATATCCTGACTGTCCATATTTACATAGATGGACATTATTAATATTTGGATATTCTGTACGATTACACCATTGGATGAAATCTGATGACAGGAGATTCTTTCATGATCATGCATGTAATTTCATATCGATAGTATTAAAAGGTCATTATACTAATGTCACACCAGAAGGTAGTTTCAATGTAAAAGCCTTTTCAATTTGGAAATCTACTGCGTTAAAAAAGCATTATCTGGATATACCAAAAGGTGGTGCATGGACATTATTACTATGTGGACGACCTTATCATAAATGGGGATTTTATGTTAATGGCCATAAATGGAGACCATTGCGATATTTCCATAAATTTGGTATTATACAAACAAAGGATTATCAATAAGGAGAGTTGAGTGAGTCCGGTTTAAACTAACGGTTTGCTAAACCGTCGCCAGTCGAAAGACTGGCCACAGGTTCGAATCCTGTACTCTCCGCAAGCATTATGAGTAAAATATTAATAAAAAACCTACAGATTTATAACGACATTTATGGCCTTAATATAACAGAAATAGAGCGTGATTTATTTGACGCTTTATTCACAATGTTTAAAGGCTCAAATCTTACATATATTTATAACTCCGGACCAAATAATAAGGATTTGGTATTACGTTTTAACGGGTATGATGATGCCTTATATCTTGAACTACCGGACGCAACTGCTAAAAAATTTGGATATAAATTATTTAAATTACGCAATGCGCGATATTATTTAAAATTCGTACCAAAGCAGGAAGATATAAAATATATTAATATTATCGGGGACATTGGAAATAAAGAACAACAAGCAAAAGAGTTTTCGACCCTAGACGATCTAAAACAACACATTCTAGATAATGACTTACCGTCATTTCTTAGTAACTTTGCTTTGACACAAATAAAAATAGAAACTCTATATTGGCTTTGTAATAAACTAGATCAATATAAACCATCATTATTTAATGATCCTAATAAATATGAAAAATTGCCTGACTACATTCATTATATTGTAGACGTTATACAATTAATGGATGATACCAGAATAGCTTTATATGCAGAAGTAAATCATGGCTGTAGAACAACTATGATTGGTTACTCCATAAAATTCTATATTACAAAACCGGATAATGCTTCATATAATTGGACTGACCCTGATAGGTATTGTAGTAATGAGAATGAGAAGACTGGCCAACCTAAGGTATTCTATATTGGCCCCGATCCTGAATTTCCCGAAGAAGAAGCATTAAATAAATATATACGTGGCCATGAACATATTGTAATTGAAAATTCCACTCTAACTATGATAGCAAAGCGTGATGAACGAAAGAAAATAGAAGATGCGGTAGTAGAAAAGGCACAAGCCGGAATACAAAAGAAACTCACTGATAAGATAGCTGAATTAGAAACTGGTGGAGAGTTCACGTTTAATGACGTAACATTTAAAGCGCATTCTATTGAATATGAATCTCATATAATAAAAAGTAATAATGTGAAAGTTAAATATCTCCTTGGTAACTTTATACGCAATCTTCGGGATGATTCGTTCAATTTTGAGAATATATTTACTGCATTCTGCAAAACAGTAATTACGGAAGCACAAAATTCCGGCAGAGTGAAAATGCAGATTGGGAACATTAATGTTACTTTGGAAGTTCGTAAAAAGGTAAATTCAGCCGGAACCACAATGGTCACCAACTATATAAATGACTACCGCATAAATAAAGACGAACTTGTCGACGTATTACCGAGAGCGCTATGTTACAATAAAGATGAGGACTACGATAACTACCTGGAAAGCGTTAGTAAGTGTTCACTAAGATATCATCGCGCGATAGCAGCCGGTATAATATTACAAGCACTCGACGAAATAACTGGGGAAACCGTTGACTTCAAAATTGGATTGGAAAGAGATAAAAATAGAAATTATATCTCATTTGGAGACAAATCAAAATATGTGGTAAAAGACTCCAACAAGCTGCTCAATTTGATCGGTGTAACCTCAATGAGTCGAATAATTGATATATTAGTAGATCCGGATATAGTAGGAATTACTGGATCCGACATCAAATATATTATCGAGACTGGGCGTAAGGTATGGGCTGAGGAACGCACTAAAGAACAAGAAATGCTTTCACAGACTATTGCTTTATTTAACTGTCAAAAAATGGAAGATGCTTTACTAGACAACGGGCGGGTCGTCAGTGGTTACACTGTTAAAGGTAAATTAAGAGAATATATTGTAGAGACTTCTACAATAAGAGTTTTTGAATATCCAAGTGGGAAATATTTATGCATGGTTGACAAAGGACAAAATGAGCATGCAAATATCGCACGATTAGTTAATAGAATGTTTGCGTTAGCAAATGATTCTAGATTGGCTAATGAAATTACAACTTTACAAACTAAATGATAAAATATCAACTTATAACATCAACGGGTATGGATATCCGTGAAAAGAACGATGAAGAAGCTCTTAAAGATATACAAACAATAGTAGAGCGTAACCATCGTTGGCTGTTTTTGGATGGACAGGAAGTAAATGCAAAAACAGTAACATTGGAACAATTGCAGCAAGCACAAATAATAACACTTACTCATACAACATTAGGCGGTTAAATGCCAAAGCGTGTAAACGTTATGATAGCTGGGGCCGGAGGTATAAATTCTTGGCTTATACAGCTAATAGCGGATTTGATCACGAAAGAACAAATACCGTTATTTTGGGAATTTACCGTATTTGATGGTGATGAGGTAGAAAAGAAAAATTTACCTTATCAAAATTTTCAATTTGAAGATCAATTGGAAAATAAAGCCGAAGTACTGGGTAAGCGTTATGGCATGGCATTTAAGAAAAAATATATAAATACAAAAAAAGAGTTCGATCCTTACGACTTTGTTATCTGTGGTGTAGATAATCGGGAGTTCCGGGCGATGTTATTTGAATACATGGATGAGCATACTGATAAGCAATGGATAGATCTAAGATCAGAAGGAAAATCAATAGCAGTCTTCGCAAAAAATCCGAAAAATACTTTAGCTGAACTTAAAAACACCTTAGGTTCGGCAGAAGATTCGGGTTCGGGAAGCTGTCAATTAGCTTTCGAACTATCAGCCGGTATTGTACAACTGGGTAATCGTATAGTTGCTAATATCGGGGCTCAATACCTCCTTAATGTGGTCCGCGGAGAGCAAAATACCGCTTCCTTTGTGAGACGATTTTAAGGAAATCCTTTATATAATTGGAACAAGTTGAATATATTTGTTGGGTTGCCGCCAACAAAAAAAATTTTCACACCTATTAGGTTATAACGCTTGGCGGACTAATTTAGTTCGCCAAGTCATATTATATAAAGTTTATATATAAGAGGAGAAAATGGCAACTAGACTTAAAATAATTTTAATTATCTGTGCATGTATTTTGGTAACAGCATTAGTGATATTTGTATCAACATCGAATACAACAACAGATATAAAAGGTGTACAAAAGAATACGTTTATAGATATGTATTCAAAAAATACACGGGTACAACAATGGAAACATTATTATGAAGTTGTACAGACCAGATCCTTGGAAACTAGAAAGAGCAGGGAATTTTATTTTACGGCTATAACTAATATGCTCGCTAATAGTAAGATTCCTAGGGAACGTGCAGAAATCTACGCAGAAATACCTGATGTAGAAAGTCTGTGGAAACCCTCTGCCATTTCGCATCGTGGCGCCATGGGATTATGGCAAATAATGCCTAACACTGCAAAACGATATGGGTATAAACCAAATGATATGTATGAGCCAGCAAAAGCTACACAATGCGCTATAAAATATCTGATTTTTTTGGATTCCCTATATAGTGGAGATGTTGCGGCGGTACTATTCGCTTATAATGGAGGCGAAACCGGTGTTGCAACACATGCCAAAATATTTCAAACTAAGAATTTTTGGCATATAGAATTTACAAACCGAGAAACATATAATTTTGCTCCAAAGGTCATAGGAGCGTGGTTGTACAATAACAAATATTAAATATGAACGCATTAAATACCTATTTTAAAGATGTTTCAAAATATGGGGTATTAGACGCAGATAAACAAACAGAGATGGTGCTGAGTGCACAACAGGGAGATAAAAAAGCGCAGCATCATCTCGTTGCGTCCAATCTGAAATTCGTCATTTCAGTGGCTCGTCAATATGTAGGACAAGGAATACCGTTAGAAGATCTAATTGCCGAAGGAAATTTAGGTATTTTAAAAGCTATTGATCGCTTCGATCCAGATCAAGGTACTAAATTCCTGACTTATGCCGCATGGTGGATCAGACAATCTATATTATTTGCTTTAGCTGAACACAATAGACAAATTCGGTTGCCAGCCAATCGAATTGGTATATTACAACAATACAATAAAGCGATAATGCAGATGGAACAGGAGTTGAATAGAGAGGTGTCTTCGGGTGAAGTATTGGCAGAGTTGGGATTGGAAGCCGAAGATCTTGTGCGTCAATCAAGTGTAAGTTACCATACCATCATAGATGAGGGTACTATGCTTATTGATTTGCTACCTAATCCAGACGGCGAATCTCCTGATGCGGCTTTATTAAAAGATGCATTGAAACAAGAAATACGTCATGTGTTGGCATTGATTCCTACACGAGAACGTACTATATTAAAAATGTATTATGGTTTCGATGCACAACGAACTTATACACTGGAAGAAATAGGTGAAAAACTAGGTCTTACCAGAGAACGTATAAGACAATTAAGAAACAAAGCTATAAAAGATCTACGTAGATTAAACCGTAGACGAAAACTCGAGAATCTGAAAGATTAAATGGTACATTTTATAAAAACCACAGGGAAAGAATTCGATGAGGCATTAACTTTTCTAAAGACTTTGAAAGTAATAAACGTAGATACAGAGACTACAGGCATTGATGCCATACGTGATAAAATATTGTTAATACAAATGGGAAATATGTATCAACAATATGTCTTTGATGTCGCACGTTTACATGATAGCATCCAGTTATTACGCCCCTTCTTTGAGAGTCAAAGCATAACGAAAATAATGCATAACGCAAAATTTGATTATAAATTCCTAAAAAGAGACCTGGGTATAGAAACAGAAAATATATTTGATACTATGTTAGCCGAACAATTGTTACAAAAAGGGCGAAAAATGTCCGGGTTCGGATTAGATGTAGTAAGTGAAAAATATACCGGTGTTTTGTTAAATAAAACAGTACGCCAGACGTTTCAAAATATGTCTTACGGGGATGCAATAAGTACCCCACAAGTTGAATATGCGGCAGGTGATATAAAGCATTTGGCAGCAATAATGGACGCCCAACAAAAACTTATAATTAGAGATAATTTGCAACAGGTTATAAATACTGAGATGGGTGTTATTATGGCTACTGGTGATATGGAATTAAATGGTATGAAAATAGACCGTACCAAATGGCTAGCAGCTGAAGCTGTGGCAAAACGTGAAAGAACTGTTGCCTTAGATAAGTTAGATAAAATGCTGATACCGTATATCGAAAATGACATTTTTGGAAGACCTATTATTAATTATAACAGCCCAAAACAGTTACTTAACGTGCTACAAACGGCTGTCGACAAAAATATCACAACGACTCGTGAAGGGGAATTGAAAGAAATTAGTCATCCCATTATCGATGCGTTGTTATATTATCGTGGAATGGAAAAACGTGTAACTACTTATGGTGAAGCGTTTTTAAAAAATATACACGAACTAACTGGATTAATACATACTGAATTTAATCAAGCCGAAACTGATACCGGCAGGTATAGCAGTAAAAACCCTAAAATATTGGGGGTTTAATGAAAATTAAACAAAAAGGTGCTAATTCGAGGAAACGCTCAAAGAGCCAATCTCGAGCTAAACTTAAGAAGATTGTTTTATCTTTGTGGAAATCTAAACACCGACTTAAGAAACGTGTAACGACTAGTCGAAAGACGTAGCGATAAGTATCGCGAAATACACCTCACATTTGTGATGAAATAGTCTGATCTATATAGTAATATATAGCTGGAAAATATTCCGGAGGTAATTTAACGCATTACCTCGAACAAAATGAACTTACAAAATATACCTGTAAAAGATACATCGCTATACCGTGAAGCATTTGTTGCTCACACGGACGAAGATTTGTTAGTAGATGCTGACTACTCAAATATGGAATTGCGAATTCTCGCAGACCTTTCAAAAGAACCTAAATGGATGGAAATTTTTGAAAAGAATTTAGATATGCACTGCGAAATTGGTTCCGTAGTTATGGGAAAACCTATACGACTAAAAGGTACTAATGGGCCCGACGACCCAGGTGAAAATCTTGAATTACGCAAAATTGTAAAATCGCTTAATTTCGGAATTTCATATGGAATGGGGGCACAAAAACTCGCGAGAGAAGCAAAAATACCTTTTGCGGAGGCCCGACAAATAATTAATAGTTATTGGGCTAGTTTCCCAAACGTCAAAAACTTCTTTGACGCATATGTTGCGAAGTGCATAACTAATAGATGTGTGCGTTCGCCATATGATAATAGATTGCGCTGGCTAGAAGGATTCGATTTCGATTCCAATAAAGAGCGCGCTCGCGTGCGTAATATGACAATGAATTTTCCGATGCAGTCGGGAAATGCTAGTATAACAAAAATTGCTCTTACACACATACGCGAAGAAATAAAAAAAAGTAAATCAACTGCAAAGATTATTTGCACAATTCATGATGAGATTATACTAAACGTGAAAAAATCTCAGGCTGAAGAAGCCGAAGCTATGCTTCGAAAATGCATGTTAGAAGCAGGTGAGCTTTACGTAAAAAACGTAAAAATAAAAGTTGAATCATGCATAGCCCCCTATTGGAAGAAATAATGAATGGATTTCAATATTATTTCATGAAGGGATTAGAACTGACAGAAGGTACTAAATTAACAGAATATGAGCGTTACAATATAGCAACAAAATATGCGCAAGGAATGGCATTATGTGACTTAACAGATAGCTTTCGCGTATTGACTGGTGCATTAAGTTCTATACCAGCGGAGCTGAATAAGTTGAACGATCGGTATTCAAGTACCAGTCTGGCTTATATAGCAAAAGACATCGAAAATATATCAAAATTTTTCTATAAAAATTAATGCAAGAATTTAATTCAGTAAAAGACAACGGAGTACGGGAAGAGTTTGTCACTGGCTCACGGAGAGATACTCGTGAAGGTAAAGGACGTTTTGATCTAATACCCACAATACCTCTGCGTAGATTAGCAAGACATTACGAAAACGGTGCTGTAAAATATGGTGATCGTAACTGGGAAAAAGGTCAGCCATTAGGCCGTTATCTAGATAGTGCTTTCAGACACTTAATATGTGTCATGGAGGGACAAACTGACGAGGATCATGTTAGTGCAGTAAGTTGGAATATGTTCGCATATTTACATACATTGGAACGTATCAACAATGGAGAACTGCCTGTAGAACTTGATGACATCGGACATAGTAAAAGACCTAAAGTATAAACAATAAACCCCGGTAGATAACTATCGGGGTTTATTTTTTTTACCTAATTAAGGTAATTCTATAGGTATAATTTTTGTACAGCGTACTAATGCACTTTCCATAACAATATATTGTTGTCCTTGTATTGTCATTTGATGACTTTGAATCATGCAATTCTCTGCATAAAAAGCTGCGACCCATGGACCGGCACCTTCAGCAATTTGTGTAACAGTGTCGCTGCTTTGATACAAAATGGCCAATCCAAAAGGTGTATTAAAGAATGATGATGCTAAGTTCATATAGAATTTACCGCCTGTTTCAACTGATGGATCCGATGCATTATATGCTTGTTCAAATCCAGGTGCATCGTCTCTAGTTGTTGGAGTAACTGCAGTTGATTTATCAGTTATAGCTCCCAACAACGAATTTCCATTGAATACTACTCTATTCAATTGTATTTGTGCATAGGTTCGACCTGGTAACAAGTAAGGTACACGTGACCCTAATTCAAATAATTGAATAATATTTTTATTCTGCTGTATAGACGCTGAGTCAGTAAGCCCGATTGGAACTAAGTCGGTTACGTTCCCACTAAAGACTGCCGGACCTGCGGCAAGTACTATAGATTCTGCAGAAATAAAATTATTGAGTTTTCCATCAGGTAATAAAATATCCTGCTGTTGTGCATGCTTCGTTTTAAACTCCCATTGTGCAACGGTTGACGTTGTTTCTACTGCCATGATAATTTATCTCCTTAGAATATCAAATCGATCTTAATATAATTTACTGGATATGGTGGTAATATTGTTATACTTACCAACACAGTATCCCTGCTTACAGTATCCTGTGCAACAGATGCTACAACAAAATCATTCAAAATTCCATCACGTATTAACAAGCTACCGGCGCCCTTTATCGCGATTGTAATCATATCTAATGTAGCACGATTAATTACATATCTACCAATAAATGGCTCTACGGCACTACGTACAAATTTCGCTGTATAATCTACAGTTTTTGTAATACTTACTTCACGTTTTTCTATCGAACTCATGTCGGTCGATAACTGATGACGACATACGATAGGAGACGTGAGTTTTGATTGCTTCAAAATATAAGTTCCGCCTTGTGCGATTGTATTTAATTGTGCTTCAGTGAAATAATCGGAACTATATTTTAGTGAATTAATGTTTGCTAACGAAAGGTTCGTCATTGGTTGTTGTGGTGTATTTCCCGCAATCATGCCTGCTACTGCTGGCACACCTATTACTGAAATAGGTACTGGTACATAAGCATAAAAGAACACATCACCAGTTTCCATAGCATGCGCTCTTAATGCCAACCATAGTGCTTCAGTTATTTCTACACCAAGTCCAGCAACTGGACGAACTGTGTAATTTCGGTAAGCTGTTTGTGAATTGGTGGCACTAAATGTTACTAATTGATCGATGTATGCATTTACAGTTACACTATAACCGCTCGTATATAAATCACTAATATACTGGGGTCTCAATGTTGAGATATGTCTTAGTTCTCTTATAAATGCTACATCAGGGAAAACGTAAATAACGCGTTTTGCGCCTACGCCGGCCGACATTGCAGAATAAGCGGTCGCAGTAGCTGCTTTTGATGCACCCCAAGGAATCTTAGGCCCACCAAACACTATTCGCTCTTTCTTAGCTGTCGATAACGACATAGCGTTTACATGTGTTTTATAATTTGCAATAATTGCTGTATCATAAGTTAATGGCGCTAACGCGTACACTTCTTTTGCTTCTAAATCTGTCATAGCCAACGTGTGACTTGCTGAGGCAGTTGCAATACCTGACACATTACAAGTAATAGATGCAAAATCGTCAACAACAGTTCCGTATGCATATGTAGCTGCGTTACCGTTATTCAAAGTCTCGACCAACGCAAATCCCAACGGATTCAGCGCCGATACATCTGTCATTTCATCTACAACGGCTTGTAAAGATTCATATAATTCTACCGACATCAGATCTGAACGTAATGCGCGATAACCGATAAACACAGAGGCGCCATTCCAATCAGCATTAGCCGGAACGGTCACTGTGCCGGCATTCGCATCTATCGTCAGTCCACTTGCTATAATAAGACGAGATCCCACTGGATTGGTCACTGTACCAGTAGCTTTCATAACTAGATCAACATAGACTGACGTCGAATCTAAAGCCATTCCTGCTTCAAAACCATGCAATGTATAAGTTGTCTGTGAGCCATCAAATACAGCATAATCACTGTCTTTGGTTGAATCTAATGCTTCTACATGGTACGCTGGGCCAATAACAGCCGGTACTAAATCTGGCTGAATTAGTGTTGGAGAAACTGTCTTTTGAATTTGATTTACCTCTACTTGAGGCGGATTATATGCCATAATAGTTAACTTTCTGGATTAATTAATGTTTTTGGTACATCATATGCTAGCATCTTCGCACCCATGATTGGACTAGCTAGTCCCCAGCCTAATGCTGTAGAGGTGCCTTTAAATAATTTTTTATGTAATGGTGCTGGACTTCCATCCGGATTTGTAGTCGTCGCACCCTCGAGTACACCAAAACCTATGCCTGATCCCATCCCGGCACCAAGCGCTTTACCTAACAACGAACGGCGATAACGATAACCATCTTTTATATAATGCATGGACTCATTTGCTTCACGTCCTAAAACTTTCATTGTACGTGTTGCGACATTTCCTTTTATTCCCAATTCAGCGGCAGTCGCCGGATCTGCAATGGCCATTCCACCACGAAATGCATTACCAATTGCGCGTGTAACCGCAGATCCTTGTGGGACACTCATTTGTTGTATCGGAGCTTTTTTCGTAAATGATAACATCGGTCTATTTAGAGGACCATCTATTTTTTTAGTTGGTATTGGTCTTAAATGTTCCGGAGTTGCCCAATTTTGAGAAATATATTTTGCTGCTCCACGAACACTATCCTTTATTGTACCGCCTTCGGTTGCTAATTGCTTTAGATTATTACCTAACCCCAATATTCTTGCCGAATCCGCGCCACCTGCACCAAATCCTGCATATGTTTTCCCGCCAAAATATCCGGCTAGCCCGCCTGCGGTCGCTCCTACTAGAAACCCTTTTGATTTTTCCCCTTCAGGCGCCTGACTAGCGCCAAGTATTCCACCACCCAAAGCTCCGGCGGTGGAACCAACCGCTTTTGCAGTAATAGGATTAATTGCCTTTGAACTCAGATTTATTAATCTGGGGGCTATCTTACCAAAAAGTGCTGCTAAAGGATTTGCTTCTTTTATCATGTAATTTCTGTGGTTGTAGTGAATTCAATGTAATGCAATAATGTATCATACATATATGGTGCACCGCTTAATGTAAACAACCTATCTATACCATTACCTGGGCCTAACTCTTCCGTTTTTTCTTGTAATGTAATACCATCTAAAAATCTTGCATAAACTGTTAACCCTGATACTAATGGACGTGTGAACCAAATATATTGGCCAGATACAGTATACGTTGCATAATCTGCAACTTCATCATATCCGATGATCGATTGTAAGTAAGCAGTGCCAAACCCGCCTGTATAAATTCTTATATCGTAATTACCCGCTACAGTAGCTATGACACTTTGTTTCGAATAATATACTGTGACTGGAACTACTACTGCGCGACCAATTACATCTAATCGAATTAACGATTCTTCGCCCATTTGTATATCTAACAATTGATGAATTTCATTCTTTCGAAAATCATCTTTGTAAGCTACTAAGGCATTAAAAAGAACATCTGCAACTAAATTTGCCTCAATACCATTAGGCGAGATACATTGATAAGTCACAGATCCAACTACCAAATCGGATCTAACTTTTGTTTTGTTATCAATGCCAAGACCAGGAAACGCCTCGCGTTGATCGATGGAAGTGCGTGCCCAACGTTTAGTATTTTCGGTTAATATTATTGCTGGATACTTTTCATTGGTGCCGGCTACAGCCGAAAATTTATCGCCTATGAAAATACCTGTTAATTTAGGATTTACGTTCCAAGTATACTTATTTGGCACGTCCCTAAAATAATGTTGCGCAAAAGATAAAAATGTACGTTTAATGTTTAGAGATAGACTCATCTATCTTTTCCTCTCCAAACAACAACTCTTCCAAAGATTTTTCTTTCTTCGGTTTTATTTTATCCTCTGCTTCTTTTCGCATTTTTTGGGCCAATTGCACATCAGTTTGATGTACTTTTGGCTCCAATCGCACTTTAATATTCATATATTACGTATTATTCTGCTGATTGTCAATAGGCACTAAAAGCATATGAAAATCCTTATCCACTTGATCAACTAACGCTTTCACTTTTGGACTATCTTCCTCGTATATATCTAATTCCAATCTCCACACATGTGTAGATTTCATGCGTTTGATGCCTACGATATTAATTTTTATAGTTTTGTCTTGAATAGTTTCTTCAGATTCTTCCGTTGATTCCATAATCCCATACTTAATCCAGTGGCTAGGTCGATACCTATACCAGTGGCTATTCCTTTTCCAATATTTTTATTAAACTCATTTTTCGATGAGGTGGCTGCAGTTACCGCAGTACCAATTACAGGGCCAGCAACCAATGATGGTAACAAATATTCTTTTGTCATATGTTTCCAATCTATTCCGCCCGTCTTTGGCATATTTGCCAAATTATCACCCAGAATCGGTATACTATCTTCGGTTTGCATTTGTTGTGGATCGTCCGGCGGTATACGCATTTCCTTTAATCTGGCTATGTTTAATTGCGCATCTGGTCTTGTTGGTTTAAATTTCAGTTTAATTAATCCAGTCTTAGTAAATGCTGGATGATAATTACTCATAGAATCTCCTAATACAGGCATTGGTGCAGATGTATCGTTTAATGTAGCTGTCTGAACAGTCTTTAAACCTTTATGTATTTTTGGATCCGGTGCTTTTTTGTGAAACGGTTCAAGTAATGCAGCTTGTTTGCGTCTTGGCCAAGTTTCACTTCTAATGTCTTTGTATACAGGCATACGAAGTGCACCACTTGGTAATTTCTCCTGCGCCAGCACACGCGCTACCTGTCCTACATATTTATTTGGAAGTTCAAACATTTCTTTTCTCATTTGATCTGTGAATCCACTACCAACCCGACCAATTTCCTCTTTACCATTGTATGAATAAGTAAATCCACCAGCAGCTTTATTTTTATATTTTCCTTCCCCCGGAAATACCGACATTATACGTACATCATAATCTTTGAATAATTTTGCCTTCAATGGTACCGACTTATTTAAATCATATACTACAACGCCCTCTTGTGTTAACGGATGGTTGCCAGAACGTATTTCATCTAGTAATACTTGTTTTTCATTTATAGTCGTCGCTAGCGGCGGCATTTTTAATTCTGGTATTTCTTTTGAAATATTTTTTAGTATCTCGAGTTTTTCACTATATGGATGACTACTTACATCTTTACCTTGATAACGAACCACATCAAAAACTACATGATCAAGCGGCGCGTTTTCTTGGAGTTCTCTTGAACGCCATACATTTGACAATAATCTAGCTGCAGTGTCTCTTGATGATAAAACATTACCAGATGTTCTATCTTTTGCAAATAGTTCTCCTAATAATACTGTTTTGCCTGGCATACTCTCCGGAACTATTGCAGTATGAAGTCCAGTACGAAACGTATGATTAATTAACTTTGCAGGTCCTTTCTTGCTTGGACGATAAGAGTATATTTCAATAGGCATTCCACGTCTAAGCAAAAACGCATTCATTGCTCCATCATACTTCGGTGCTAATATCTCGGTCGACTTTGTTACATCGATGGATTCAGGCTTTATACTTTGAAATTTAGGTTTCGAAATGTTAACTTCTGGTCGAGTATCTCGCGTAGGTGTAGAGTTCATAAACAGCCAATCATCCCCACCAGTATGTATTAAAGTATATTTTTCAGTGTCGCCATTAGACTTATACACATTAAAAGATACATGATCAGGTGTACTTTTAGTAACTTCAACCTTATCCGCTGAGAATAACTTTACTGTTCCAGCGCCGTAACCTGATTTGATTTCACCAGACCATGCCGAGTACTCTGCAGTATGATCAGGTTGATGCACAGCAAGAACTTTTTCGCCTGGAAACTTAGGTAAGTTACGAGCGGCCCAACTATGTGCAATTCCGGTACGTGGATCAACAAGTCGTAAATCGAAATGTTCTCCAGCCTTATGCGCTTTATGCTGTTGCACATTAAAGTGCCAATTTTCTGGTGTAGAGAATTCGCGTGGACGTGTTTTTACGTCCCGATCAGGAATACCTAAAGCACCTGCTTTTCCTTTATGCTTAAAATATTCAACCTGTTGAAGTCTATGTACAGCCGCTGAACGTGATGAATACGGCCCGCCCAAATTCTTGCCTTTTTCGGACAATACGTGCCAACCGTCTTTTCTATGTACTATCATATCTAATAATACTAAAAAATTACGACCGGCGCAATACGTTTCTCCAATAAATTAAAAGATCCTTATTTATATCATCAAGACCTTTTGTTGGTTTCCATCCAGTAGCTTGCATAAATTTAGTACAATCGGGTATTTGTAGTGTAATATCAGTAGGCCTGATTAATGCTAAATCTATTTCTATTTTGAAATCAGTTGGTTGTATATAACTTTTAGATATTAAATCATTTAATGCTTCACCGACAGTACATGTGTGATTGCCACCTATATTATAAACTTCGCCGACTGTACATTTATTGGCGGCTAACCAATAAGCATGTACAGCATCGTCTATATGAGCATAAGTGCGCACAGAATTAAGATTTCCCACACGAATTATATATTTTGAATTTCCATAAGAGCGATTATTTATATCTTGTCTATACTGCATTTCGCCTTGTACAATTTGATATGCAAAACTAGATAATGCAAATTTCCTTCCCCGGCGTGCACCTTCGTGACTAAACATCCTGGTAGTTATTATTTTTAATCCAAATGCTTTATGATAATACTGTGACATCAGATCGTGTCCGACTTTTGATATACTATATGGATTTGCCGCTCTAATTGGGTTAGTTTCTTTTATAGGCACTTCTGAAGGATCCGGCATACCATATACTTCGCTGGAACTAACACTTACTATAATCGGATCTATACGGCCATCTAATACCGCAAGATGTATTTCATCTAATAAATTGGCAGTTCCAATGATATTTGTTTGTAAAGTATGTATCGGATAAATAAAACTCGTTTCAGGAAAACTCTGGGCGGCAAAATGCCAAATAATATCTGGTTTTGCTTTTCGCAATAACAAACTTAGACTGCCACGATCCATCAGATCCGCCTCTATGAAATTGACTCGCGGATTACCGTACAAATGTACTATATTCTCGTCACGACTGCGCCAACGTCTAGAAGCGTAAATCATGCCATCAGTATTAGCTAATAAATAATCAATCATATGTGAACCAACAAATCCAGTGGCACCGGTTATAAGATAATTAGGCATTTCTATCCCTTTCTGATATAATAATGTTCTCTTTTGCTATCGGCCAGTAAATTCCTAGATAAGGATTAAATGGAGCTATAGTAAACTGCGACGCACGTTCATAATATGTAGTCTGCTTATAACTATACACGATAATGTCCGTCATAGCTAGCAGACTATTGCCGAATCCTGGCGGCACTAATAACTGATAACGATTTTTGTCATTTAGTGTAAATGCTTGCCATTGATAATATGTTTTAGACTCTTTGTTATTATCAATAATAACAACGTATATACTGCCGTACACACATTGTACCAATTTCCATGTTTTAAAATCACCGTGGAATCCTCGAAGGACATGCTTGTATGAAATTGAAATATCATCTTGTATAAATTCATCTGGTACATTTAATGCTTTGTAGTTCTCTTTGTTGAAGGTCTCTAAGTATTCGCCACGAAAATCATAGAATACCTCTGGTATAATTAATTTTGCTTTTTCAAATTTAGTGTCTATTATCTTCATTAAAATAATTCTTTCTCTTTAAATACTCTTCTTTGTTTGCTAAAAACCATTTCCACGTATGTTCTAATCCATCGCGTAATGTAGTGATAGGTTCAAAGTTTATTAACATACGCGCTTTCGTTATATCCATAACGCGTTTTGGAAATCCGTTTGATTTTGTTGTATCCCATTCATGATTGAAATCAATAAACTCATGTAGTGTATCAACTAAATTTTTTATTGTATAATCCTTGCCACTGCCCAAATTAATATAATTTACATCTGGCATATAATGCATTGCTTGTATAATACCCTCAGCTACATCTACATTATAAGCAAAGTCACGAATTGCTGAACCATCCCCCCATATTTTTACAGGGTTCTCGCCCGAAGCAATACGATACATCAACGAAGGCACAACCATTGCATTATTTGGATCGAAGTTATCTCCAGGACCATAGACATTACAAGGACGCAATACGACAAAATTTTTAATACCGTATTGTTCTTTATAAGCCTGTATTTGTAACTCAGCCATGCGCTTTGCCCAACCTGGATACATATCCATCGGTAGCCCTTGCGTTATACCGTCTTCGTGAAATATTTCAGCACTTTCGTATGCGCCAATAGAACTAGTGAAGGCGACTTTTTTTACGTTATTAATACGACATGCTTCAAGTATGTTTGTATTAAATTGTAACAAGGGCACAAAAAAACTAGCTGGTTTCGTTTTTGTAACTTCAATCGATCCTTTGATACCCGCCAAATGAAATACATAATCCATTCCTTTAGTTATAAACTCTGCGGCATTGAAATATCGTAGATCCAAATATACATATTCTGCTAATCGATTTGGCTGAAGATCGTCTAATGATACCACAGTAACGATGGCGCCGGCGTTAACTAAAATATCAACAACAGGACGACCTATTAATCCTGTGCCGCCTATTACCAAAACTTTCTTTCCTCTAAATTCATCGTATTCTGATTGTCTCAACATTAAAAACTCCTGCTTTCTCCGCCATCTGCGGTTATACATGCTCCATTTATTAAACTCGCCTCTTCCGAACATAAGAAGCAAACCAAAGCGGCAACTTCTTCCGGCGTTCCCATACGCCCTAACGGTAATGTTTCCTCGAATGTACTTCTTTCTTCCGGCGTTAATTTATCCCATCCCGTCCCAGGAATTGCTATCGCACCAGGACATACCGTATTAAATGTAATATTATGTCGAACCAGTTCTTTTCGTATCGCTAACGATTTCATTAACGCAATCTCAGCTGCTTTTGCTACAGTGAACCACGGACGTCCTCCGGATTCCTTACCATAGATGGACGAAATAGTAACAACGCGGCCAAAATTATTTTGTTTCATCCACGGCAACGCGGCCAGGGTTAACTGTCGTGCCGTTTCATAATTTTTTAATATCACACCATCCCAAGATTCTTCGGGAGTTGTTAAAACATCATCTGTACCCCAACGCCCTCCACCTCCTACATTATTTATAAGAATGTCGATATGTAGATTCTTTATCTGTTCAGCAACTTTTCCTATATCTACTGTGTTCGTAAAATCGGCTTGTATACCTTCATATACATAGGAATGAGCTAAATCATCTACATGTCGAGCAGCTATATAAATATGTTCGTTACGGTCGTCGATAGCAAATCTGTTAGCGATGGCCCATCCGATACCATGCGTTCCGCCAGTTATTAGTACATTCATCTCCAATTCACCTTTCTTAAATGATATTTAGATGCATTTACATCTCTAGGTATACAGTACAATAGCCCACGATAAGTTTTCTGTGGGGCTGACCATATGAATTTTAACGTATCTCTCATTTCATCGTCAAGCAACAACGGATCCATTTTACCATCTATGAAGTCTTTCTCGGTTACTATATCGCAGGCTTCTTTATAATTGGTATAAAAAGAAAATCGCGGATTTATCTTCAAAAGGTTATCACGCACTATCTCAAAATCCAAAGGTATGCCGTCATATGTAATATGGCCTAATCCGTTTCTAGTATCAAAATCATGTATTATAATGATACAGTTATTGGATGGGGCCATTGATGCTAATTCTTGTTTTACAACAAAACGTAATTCTTTAGGTAGACTGGGATCGTAAAAATGAGCATCCAAATAATAAATGAGCGGTTCATTTAATGTTGTAGATATATATTTTAAGAATTTTGAACTATCCATGTGGAAAATTTTTATATTATGTTTATTTATAGTTCTTAACACAACATCAGTATAAAAATCCTCAATGATTTCACATGAATAAGCGTGTTTAAAATAACGCGCCGCTATTTGTATTCCTTGTCCTCGAAATGTGCCTGTTTCTATATATGTTTCTACTTTAAATTCCCTTGCTAACCCCTTAATTGTATTCACGGCACCATGATCAGTCCACGACATTATTACTCTCCACTTTCTTTAAAAATTTATTATTGATATAAATACGATCTCCCGCTATATTACAATATTCATCTTCAAACGCATAAACATTTAATTTCTTGTCCAACCCATGTTGTAATAAAAGCGATGCTACAATAGAGGCTAATCCACCTATTTTTGAATGTTCCTCATATACTATTAATTCTTGATATGGTTTTATGGCTTTCAGAAATTCACCCTCATCTAATGGTTTTAATCGCTCTACACAAATGCATCCAGCCTCCGGAAAAGTATCCAATGCTTCGTGCGTTAAAGTGCCATAAGTTAAAACGGCCCGAGTTCTTCCTTGCCTCAAAACATGAACATAATTATTGGAAGTTATTGCTGGTAAGTCTGGATAAATTCCTTTGTCAAGTCGAATATACCGAGGTGTCGTTGAGTTCTTGAGAATATGTACCGAATTCCTCATACTACTTTCATCAAAAGGTACAAAAATTTCAATATTAGGTAATGTATTCAAGATTCCTATGTCTTGTGGTATATGATGTGTTAATCCATCATAACTATAACTCATCCCACCACCGATGCCTATTAACGTAACAGGTAACTTCATAGCACATAGATTTACTTTTATCTGTTCTAAGGCACGTTGAATAAGAAATGCGGCAATAGTGTATACATATATTCTCTTACCTTCCATTGCCATGCCGGCAGCAACGTTTATGAGATTCTGTTCTGATATACCAACATTGACAAATTGTTTTGGATATTTTGCTTTAAATTTGTCTAATTCGGTAGCACCCATGTCGGCTGATAATATAAATACATCTTTAGATGTATCTGCCAATAATATTAATTCATTAAAAATAGCATCACGCAAGTCCATATGATAATTCCTCCAATGCAGAAATTGTATCACCCTTATTTGGTAATCCGTGGTGACTTGTTACATTATTCTCCATAAAGGATATTCCTTTACCTTTTACTGTACGAGCTATATAAACTGTCGGTGTTACTATAGATGCATTTTTATAGGCTTCTATCAAATGCAAAATATTGTGTCCATCCACAACATACGACATCCATCCAAATGCCGACCATATTTTCATTAACTGTCTATATGTGGTGTTTTTATCCACAGCATCGGTGGACTGAAATCCATTGCAATCAACAATGACTCGTAAATTTGTTAGGGCATGAACAGCTGCAAAACGTACGGCTTCCCACACTGACCCCTCATTGCACTCGCCATCTCCCATTAATACAAAAACATTGTCCGGAGTATTATTAAGTTTTTTGGCAAAAGCTATTCCTGCGCCAATACCAAGTCCATTACCTAACGATCCTGTTATAGTTATGATTCCAGGAATATGATTGTTAGGATGCTCTGATAACAAACTACCATTTTTGCAGAATGTATGTAATTCGGTGTTAGATATAATGTTACGTTCCGCAAGTACAGTATATAAAGCAATCCCAGAATGGCCTTTACTTAAAATAAATTTAGTATCATTTGTAACAATATCGCCATAATATAACGACACTAATATGTCCATGCATGACAACGCACCGCCAAGATGACCGCGACCAGCCCTTACCGCAGTCTCAAACATTTTCTTACGTAATTGTTTAGCCTTTAAATTCAGATCCATACCATTTCATTGTTTTAAAAATACCCTGTGAAAATGTATGTAGCGGCTTCCATCCATAGTCAACTAATGCTTTATTATTATCTAACGCTAGAATAGTTGGAATCGCGGGTTTAGAAGTGTCATATGTTATTTTTAAATCCTTGCCTGATTGCACTATAATACTTTCAACCATTTCTTTTACAGTTATAGCTTTGCCATAAGACACATTCACTAAATCGTATGGTTTATGTTGTAAGTTAATAGCCAAATCAATAAAATGTACTACATCGTCGACATAGATCAAATCGCGTGCTGTATCAGTGCCATTACCCCACACCGTAATCGTGTCTCCGTACTCCGCATCCATTACTTTTCTAACCGTGGCGCCGAATACATGTGAGTGCTCATAATCATATTTATCTTGTGGTCCAAAAGTATTCGAATGTCGTATAACCATATGTTTAGTACGACCTAATCTTGAATAAAATTCACACATTTTTTCGATATATACCTTAGTCCACCCGACACCAAAATAAGCCGGTACTATTTTATCCGATTCATCATAGTCCGTTTCTTTTCTCGGCGTGTCCCCAGGTTGATACATCACCCCACAACTCAGGAATATAAACTGCGGTACACTGTGTTCATAAGCCGCACGTAATAACAATGAGTTCATTACAGCATTGTCAGTTACATGTATGTAAGGTTTTGTTGTTATATCTTTCGATCCAGATGTTGTTGCGGCTGCTTGAATTATTACATCATATGGGCCATAACTCATCACATGATCTACGCCTTTTTGCGTTGTTAGATCGCACGATAATAATTTTATATTATCAGGACAATTTGCTTTAGTATGAGCAACGCCCACTACTTCGTAATCGTGTCTAAAATAATACGAAATATTATACCCCATAAATCCTGTGCAACCACAAACTAATATTTTTTTCATGTCCAGCTTCCTTTTTGCCCCTGTGATATTGTTAATAGATCATTATCCTTATAATGATCTACTGGTTTCTTTCTTTTCTGTTTCCCATATTCCCCATAAAGAAAATTTAAATACATACGATCTGCCGCACCATAATTATTTAACAATTGATGTGGCTGTGTTTCATATGCAGCGATATCCCACAAAATTTGCACAAGTCCGCCTAATTCATAAAGACGTAATGCTCGATCCAGGTCCCAATATAATCCTATAAAATTAGTATCAAGCCCTCCGATTTCATCCGATGTTTCTCTAGATAAGAATCCATTTAAGGGCACTAACGGACTAGTCATAACATTCATATTGTAATGTTGTATACTCTCAATACTTATAAGATCTGCGGAGGCATATCTACCCGAAAACATTGTTTTTTTATTCGGTGCTTTTTCCCACGCGTCTACAAATCTAGCTAACATATCGTCAGGATAACACATATCATCAGCCGTATTCATTATAAATCGACCGGTGCAGGCTCGTCTGGTAATCTCAATTGCCTGTGCGGGTTTAACCGACGTATGAATGTGTTTAAAATTATCGGGTAAAGTATATGATGGTATGTTAGGACCAGCAAATATCATTTCAAAGGAAACGCCTGCCTTGCGAAAATTCTCGTATAACTCAAGCCAAATATTAGTACGTATTGCCGCACCAAAAATACTTACCTCGATCATGCCTCCACCTTATGATATAGATCACCGTATTCAATTAATATTGTAGACTTACCATCTTCTCGGGTATATGCAATATAATAAGCATATAATATATCATACTTACTTTTTAATTGGACAACCTCAATTTCTCCGCGACATAATAACTTCAATGCCTCAGTATGATCCTGACAATGTTGAGGACCAGGATATAGCGGCTCGATAGCGCCGACGCTAGTTCGTATTATAATTTTAGGTTTATACCCGCCTTCGGATACTTTACGTATATTTGCCAAATGGTTAGTTATTTGATTCGCAGCTATGATTAAAAAGTCGGCTCTTGGATAAATACTGATTGGAACTATTCCTTCCAAGGCCATACCAATACTAAGCCCCATCTGGAAATCTTCGAATACTGGTAATTCAATACGTTTTTCCATTGGCACATCTACTAAACTTTTAAATAAGGCATGACCGTCCCACACCACTGATTGTCCGATAAACTTTGTATTTGATTGTTCGCCCAAATACTTCATTGCTCGCTTTAATTCATCAAAATAGTCCATTAGAAATGTATCCATTTCCCTATCCCTACATGCGGATAGCGTTCACGTTTATAACTAAAATATGATATATATTTTTCGGGGGATTCAATATCTACAAATAATTCGGCCGATCGTAATTTACCCCATGCTTCCTGTGTTGGCGTATTTGTGCTTAATCCATTATCTTCTATAACAAAATGAATAGGAAGATCATTACGTACCGAATACTTCACTGCTTCGTAAAAGATACCACTTTCACTGGCCATATCACCAACAAAGCACCACACCATGCGAGTTGTGTTAAGATTTAGTTTCAGTCCAGCCGCCGCACCAACTGCAATAGGTAGTATACCACCAACGATAGCTGACGTATAAAGATGATGTTGTGGAGATTGAAATGATATGCTTTGGCCTGCCAATATTTTATTTAATAACTCATCTTTGGGAACTCCGTGTAATAATGCATGATAATGATTTCGCCAAGTTGTAAACACCCAGTCATCTGGATGAATAAATTGAAATAATTCGATCAAATAATCCTCATTATTAAAAGACAGGTGAACAGGAGCTTTTATTTGCCCTTGTTCCCATCGAGCAGCGACATCACTTTCAAAATCAATGAGCTCTTGTTTTGTAATAGTTATTTCTCTTTGTTTTTCTCTAAATAATTCCATAATTATGCTAATTTAAAAATTCTGTTTTCTATACTATACTTGTAATACTTATCTCTGACAAATATAAATAATTTATTAGGTTTTATATAGCGTATAAGTAATTTCATACACGCGCGTAATGGATTAGGTAATTTAGCCGCAAAACTTCCAAGTAAGAAAATATTATAGCGTATTTCTTTTTCACGTTCAGAAAAAGACTTGTACGGGGATTTCTTTGAACAGTCTGTCATATCTCCTACATATGTTGGATCAAGAATACCTTTTTGTAAACTATATTCATAAAGTTTGGTACCATTCATTGGTACTGTAGTTGAACAGGCCAAATATGTAACCTTACCTTTATAACCAAAATCAATGATATCCATATCATCTTTCACCGTAGATTCAGGAGCCGCCAACATAAAATTAACCCACGTGCGTATTCCTGTATCTGCGATCATACGCGCTGTTTTCGTTACATCGATCTTTTGCATATGTCGTCCCAATACTGCTTCGCGCACATGTTCTGACATACTGTCAACGGATAGATGAACGGAGTAGCAATTGGCGGACTTCAACATAGCAAGTAAATCTTTATCTACGTGGTCAATGCGTAAATAGCAATTGAACGGCAAATCTACTTCCTTCTTATATCTACGGGTAAACGCATCAAGCCAACTATCTGCTTTTAATGCGAAAAGATCGTCCCCGAATTTTATGAACTCTGTGCGATAATTTTTACGAACACGTTGTATTTCATCAATAATTCGATCTGGTGAAAACCGTCTAGCAGATTTACCCTTCCCTTTATACAAAGCACGATACGCGCTATTTGCACAATAATGACAAAAGAACGGGCATCCCCTTGTAGCGTAAAAGGTTTTTTTAGGAGTATTCTTTAAGAAGGAATTATTCAACACCAAATCCCTGTCCGCTTCGGGCAAAATATTTAAGTCACTAATGAGTGGTCGTATAGGATTTATCTTTTCTTTTGTTATTATATTTAAAACATTGTCGTAGGATTCATTATTTTCTACACATTTAAGAAAGTCATCAAATACAAGATCTCCCTCGCCAACACAGAAAGCGTCGATGGCCGTGTTTTCGAAATCTTGCGGTGCAAAAGTAATCTGAGGCCCACCAGCTATAGATAAAAAATTGTGTTTTGTTTTCGCTAATTTATGTGCATCAATCATTTCTTTATATCCATAAACATTTAAAGAATAAGCTACAATGTCCGGTTTATATGAATTCAAAACAGTTGGATAATCTGTTAAAGCACAGAAAAATGTCTGATGATCACGTTTTTTAGCAATAGCGGATAAGTGCGCTATCGCTATATGATCAGCATAATCCAATTCATATATACAGAACAAAATTTTCATACAGTAAATTCTTCTAATGTAAATGGAGACGCGCCCCATGTGGCGGCGTTCTTGGTAGCACCTGCATTTATTAAACAACCGTAGATGTCATTTATTCGTGAGCCGGTTCCACCGAAACCATATCCCGGATGACTCATATGCATGGTAGCGATATCAAAACATGGTTTTACGGGATATCCTGCGAGAATAGCTTTCTTATTTAAATTACTATCAGTGTACCCTTTATAAAAATATTCTTCTTCATAACCACGTATTTCAAATAAAACGTCTTTATGAAAAAACTGAAAATCACCACAACAATCAAGGATAGACCACACATCACCAGCGCAGGCCCCACTAAAACCGTGCCCACCATATCTTGGTAGATTTTCCCTAAAATACCTTTGAACAACTTCTATATCTTTAGCATTAAATTGTTTTAATTCCGCAAAATCTACATCATGCCTAGAAATGACCCAACCTATTTTTGGGTCTGCGGTTAATTTTTCAAATGATGCTCGATCGGGTACAATCGAATCTAATGATGTTATTAATATCCAGTCTCCTGTGGACCTACGTATTGCCATATTATTACCTAGTAACCCACAACTTGCCGGCGCACCAGGATCGTTCTTTGTGACTTGATCTGTTTGTGCCTTATTTACTTTTAATACTCGTAATTTACCTGTTTTATTTATGGCATCTCCAAGCGCTGTTATCAAGTCTATACCTGACGGTGAATTCCAATCAACATAAATTACTTCATCGAATGTGGCGGTCAATGCATTAATACTAAATGGTACTCGTAAATGTAAATCACCCCGATAACCATCATTTCTACAAGTTGCGACGGCAGTTAATTTCATTTGTCGCCTTTAAATATATTCCAATTACCGAACTCCTGAATTAACCCTGCAGCCAGCGCATCTATTTTTAAGTCTACACGCTCTCCGCGTTCACGCGAAATAACATTCTTAGCTGTATTACGTACACCATTTATCGAGTGCGTCAATTTTAAAAGTTTATCTTGTTCTGAACCACCAGCACGCGCCTTGCTTTCGTTCTCCCATATATACCTATTGGTTAGCATAACTATTAATATAGCACGAATCATATCAGCACTAACTGACGGTGTTGTAGTTAATAACATATTGATATCGGCCATGATAAGTTTTTGTTCTTCTTCGTATGCTGCAGAATTCTCAGATGCGAATATTGACTTCAAGATAACTATACTAAGACGATCTATAAGTTCGGCAAAAGTAGGTACATAGTAACGTGTTTGAGCCTCCATTAATTTATCCTTTGTTTTAAAGTGGTAAAAAAGTCTCCAATTAAATGAGACCATTTAAATTTATTTACAATCACTAAGCGTTCATTTTCATCCATTGGTCGCGGGGTATCTTTTAGAATTTCAACTAATTGTTCTACTATATCTTTGTCCTTGACTATTGTATATGCATGTTCCCGATACCAATCATAAGTTGGATCATCTGGTATAATCGGGCGTGCCCCGCAAAACAAGCCTTCAATTGCCATTAATTCGAAGCCTTCAATAAAACGTAACGCTGATATATATTGTGTGCCATTAAGTACCTCAGCGAACTCATTATCTGGCATATAATCTAAGTATCTGTAGAATCGTTTGTCCCATCCAAAATTTTGTCCGGTATGATATAAAGTTTGTTTTAATTGTTTGACTGCTTCATATACTTTATCTATGGCCTCAGTTTCAGCGATATGCCCCGTAGCAATTACTTTAATGGCACGATTACCCGTATTTGTGCGACAAAAAACATTATCGTCTGCACCCCATGGCATACCATAATAAGGGATATCTTTATCAGTATATTTACGTAAGTCATGAAATGAAACGGCCATAATAGATTGTGCCCAATATTTTGCGTAATCTATTTCATGCGCACTGGCGGTAAAATAACAATGTTGAATCACCACTTTCGGTTTAGGCATCTCTAATGCAGGAATTTCTCCGCCTCCAACTACATGAACAATCATAATGTCACAATTTTCATAGTTGGTCCATTCGACCCAATCAGGCGCATACCTATGCAACGCATCTGAAATGCGTTTAAAAGCTATACCCCATTCATTTCTACGAAATTCAAATATCTTCATAATGTCTTAAATTTCACTTTCTTTATTTTATTACTTTTCTTTAAATTGCATCGCTCACACGTAATTTGTAAATTACGAACACCATTCATACGAAAGGGAGTACGTTTTTTGGAATACCGTGATACTGGTATTATATGATCAAAATGGTATATCTCGTGTTCTATTTGCTGTTTGCATATTTCGCATGTCAATACTCCGTATTTGTTTATATTGTCACTTTTAACTTTCTCGAGCACAGATGTAAATATTTTAGTGCGCTTTATGTGCCTATCTCCATCCATCTTTGTACATTTTTATGGTGTTGTGGATTTTCTTTTTCCAACAATTCAGGTGTAATTTCTTTATAAACAAAACCTATTACTATACACACTTCAGTACCAGTCTTCGTAATTTGTGCTTTGAGCCCTTCACCATTTGGACCAATATGATCCACAGCGTTGGCCACTGTTTGCAATATATCTTCTTTTAGTAATGGGCGTTCATCTACTTCGCCCCAAAAAGACATTGAATCACCTTTTAATTGGGTAAAAACTGTTATTAATTCTTTTGTGATTTTTGGATTGACTTGTTTAAAAGCATGTAGTATAGATGTTGAAATGAATTCAAGTGGCTTATCTTTTGATAATAATTCGTCTTGTTTTATTGTAAATAATGCAGACTTTAACATGTTTTTTCCGGTATAAGATAGTTATAATTTAGAAGCTTTCTTCAAACAAAAACTCTAAAAAAGGAGAACTATGGCTAAACGTCGTAGAAAGAAAAAGTTTTCTAATTTTCATATAAAAGCACTACAGTCGTATAAGGTTTTACCTAGTGAAGATACAATAACACTTGCGAACTTGCGCGATCCAAGACTAACAAGAACAGATGGTGGACAAGTACGTCCTGTATTTTATGATGAAAATCTAAATGTAGCCTTTGGGTCAAATTAGTTTTGGGTCCGAAAGGACCTAAAACTTTTTTTACTTTACCAAGAAATAGGAAAAGAATATACGATATTGTCAATTTCTACCTGTCTAACTTGTGCCTGCTGTGATATCAAAAACATTGCTTTATTAACTGTTTTTATAGTTACTACACGCCATCTGACACCTAATCTATCGACGATTATATCGGTGGGACTTAAAACAGGGGTGTTACTCATCGTTATTATAGCATCACTATCCTGCCAGTCACCATATGTTGTTAACACATGTCTGGGAGGATTATTATTCATTTGAGCTCTGAACCTGTGTGGAAGATAATAACCTCCAGTATACTTGGTATCAAAGCAAACTGTGCATTTAGAGTCAGATTGACGCTGCAAAGTCTCATCATAACATGCGGTGCAAAAAGTTCCAAAAGTCTTGCGTTTTAATAATATAAAATCTGCACCACTTAATCGATTAAGCACCAATTCACGATGTTTAATAATATACCTAGCATCGTTGTCGGATGTTACTGAAAGACCCTTTGGCAAAGAATAAACAGTCTCTTCAGTAGTATTATTTATTACGGCTATTTTATAATTGTATGTGGCGTACTTTGTAGTTAGACCAGAAATGGTTATATCATTATACGATCCATGATAATACGGAGAAATACCTGACGCAACTAAATCATAATCCGCTGCTTGCAGGGAAGGTAATTCGCTTCTATAAATATCAATATGATAATCTAAGAAACTTTCAGTTGTTGGTTCCAATGTCCAACTAACAGTTATAAACGACGGCGACACTTGCGCCAATGCGGTATCAAGAATCTTTATCATTAATATACGTCAAAAGAAAATGGAGAACTAAAACCGCCATAAGCTTGATTAACATTAAAGCGAATTTTTGCAGTCTCCACTGCTTTCTCAAATTTTGGTCTCATTACATTATAATAATTAATATAACGTCCCCATTTATCGTGATGGCTTATTTGTACTCCACCAGCATCAGAAAAAGCCAGCATATTTCTAGCCGAGCTGATTCCCTTTGCGGTCAGTAATTCTAATATAGCTCCTAATCTAACTGTACTCCAAGGCATATAGCCATTCTCACCTGGTTCAACTACCACATCTGCGATAGTCCAATAAGTAATTGGTGAAAATTCCATGTTGATGGTGTTTAAAGATTGTTTTATAAAATCAGCTAACTCATCATCAGTGGATTCAAAATCTTCGTCTAATTCGTTGAGTTGTGGCTGATCGTTCAGATAGCGTCTTAATGCTTTTGCAGCTTCTTCGTAAGTTGTATATGCCATAGTGCCTCTTAATGTGTACGACGAACAATCCTATTGGTAAATAACTTGCCATTCTCCACCATATACTTTTCGCCGGAGTCTAAGTTGATATGTATATCATAATAATATACACTGGCTCCATCCATTAATAGCGACACAGTGGGCTCTGCAATAAATTGTAATTGTGCTGAACCGTCAGCGTTATTTGTAACCTCACCTATACCCGAGGCTGTCGTATACCTTGTTATATGAATTGAAAATACAGCATCTACATCAGGAAGATCAACATCAGATTTAACGGTCCAGAAAGCATCTGTTACAATATGGCTGCCAGGCACTGTACTCAACGTGCGGGTTAAAGAATACGTGTCACCAATAGTAAAATCATCGATATTTTTAATATCTTGCATTTGTTCTCCTATTAATATACTAAAAAATTATATAAATGTCAACTAATAAAAAAGGCCAACAAATCTGTTGGCCTTTAAAATAATGTACCGCTTTTACCAAATGTTATGCATTTGACCAAGTTAATTTTGCAACTGCCTTGTTGTTGATAATAGCCATACCAATGGTCTCATATGCGGACCACTTAATCAGGTTACGTTTCTTCTCTATCCAGAATTTAACATCGTTTAGGACATAGAATTTACCCATAAATTCCTGAGGTGCGAACGCATACATTGTGCCTTCTGGAACCAAATCGCCCTTAATTGTCGTTACGAACTTTTTGCCCAAAATTGTTGCGTATTTAAAACCGTTAATATACACTTCACTTGCAGCCGGCGAACCTACTGTCGTTGCAGGTAGTGTAGCTAGTTTATTGTAATCTGCTTGGTTCATTAACACTACATCAACTACCAATGGATTTGTTCCAGTTGTGGAATCTTCCATCTTGTTGAATAGTTTTGTGAACATGTTCAACTCCATAATTCCTGAAGTTGTGGTTGTGTACGTTACCGTCTTACTCGAAGCTGCAACTGCTGCTGCTACTGCAGTCATGAATGCTGTATCTTCAATCTTCATGATCTCTTTTACTGCATTACGTTCAACTAGTTCAGTTATTGGCATTTCATATGCTAATAGCTCTTCTTCAACCTTTTGGAATTCTTTCGAACTAATACCAAAGAAAGAAACCTCTGCACGGTCGCCTTCAACGTATTGAACGTCTGGTTGTCCGCGTAGAGTAATCATCATTGCACCTGCATCCGGTTCGATGTCAACGATTTTAACTAATTGCTCGTGTAATGTAGTACGCTGTAAATCAGCCTTAGTTACATATTGTGGGTTAATAATTTTGCGAGAAAATGCGTTCTCACGCAATTTGGTACGAATATACTGACCAACCTCTTGTGCCACCTTCTCTAATTCAGTATCAAGGCGGTTAACGAAAATTTCGTTCAATGCTTTAGTGTTTACACTTTCCATTTTCTAATCTCCTTAGACAGTCTGAATATCGATAACGGTATACGTTGTTCCGAGGTACGTGAGTGAATACGGGGCTTTCACGCAAAAAGCCACAATGTGATCTGTTCCTAAAGTTGCTGTTGCAAGTTTTCCACCCGCGCCAGTCTTTAGAGGATCACCTAAACTTGGAGTTGATAAATATTGATCTGTCGTTGCAAATACTTTACCAACAATGACAGTCACTTTTTTGGTGTTAACCACATCTGGTGTCCAGCCTACTAAGCCGGTTCGATATGATTCGTTCCAAATAGGCCATGCTAATCCTGTGGCAGCTTGTGTCAGGGTCGCTTCATTACTAGCGTTTAGTGTAACCCATGATCCCTGAACACCCGAAGATAACACTTGACCAGCGCCTGATTGTGATAATGTTAATTCTTTTCTAAGAACTAACGAAATATCGCTGAATATTTTAAACATAGTTAATTACTGTCTCCATATAATAAATAATAAGTTAGATTGTCTATTTGACCTCCGGGAGCTGGTGTTTCAGTAAGCGATCCTAACTTTAATGTACCGCCTTTTATCATGTCAAGCGCTTTTATCGCTGTCTCCAACTCTTCCAGAGCCATTTGCTTGAACTCAGAAACCTTTTGCAAAACATCACTTGCTTCAAATTCCTGAGTAGTCAACAACTTTCGAATCAGCTCCTCCGCCTTTTCATATCGTGCAAGTTTTTGAATCGCTTCATTACGTTCACGACTTAAAGTACGTAAAGTGTTCGCTGCAGTTTTAAGTAGTTGTTTGTCGACCATTATACTTTCCTTCTAAATAATCGGCTACAACTGCTAATTCTGCTAACTTGTCTAGCAGCGTGTCTTCTTCAGCAAATGCTTCCAAAGCTTCTGCTAGTTTCTCTACATCTTCGTCTGGTGTAGAGGCAAGAGGTTGAGGTTTAGCCTCGGCTGACTTGCGGATAATTTGTTGCAAGTCTATCATTTAAATCCCTCTTGTATTGATAATAACCAAAACCCGCTGCACCCAAACCAAGAGCAGCTGCAGTACCTAATAGATTTTTATTTTTCTTCTCTTGTTCCTCGATAACCTTGCTTCTTTGTACAAAAGTTGGTGTCTCATTTAATTCCTTTTGCACTTCATTTATAAAAGTTTGTACTTTACCTTTTACTTTTTGTTGCTTTGCAGCGGCAACATCCGCTATCGTACCGAATACTCGAGTTTTAAATAAATTCCATTTAGGTCCAGCTGTTTTTTCAAATTCCTGAAAAAAGGCCTTTACTATAACGGCTTCTTGATTTTCTACAGAAAGCATGATTACTTACCTTCTTTTGTTACTTCCTCAACAAAAGCACGTGCCATGATGCGACCTGCTTCTTCGAGTTCGGCAACCTTCTGTTGCTCTTCCTCAACCTGTAAATCATGGTTGATCATGAGTTCAGTTAATTGCGCAACATCTTCGTCAGTATGATCCTTTGGATAATTCTGGACCATAAGATCTTTAGCAGCAGATGCGTATTTCTCAATAATACGTACGCGCTCTTCGGCTAATTTTGTCTGTTGTTCTTTTTCTGCTGCTTCTTTCAGCATCTGTTCGTGAACTTGAAGTAAACCCATATTAGTTACCTCCGAAAAACTTGTTATAAACGGCCGTGATAATTTTTGCACTTGCATTCTTTGATTGATCATATGCAGTTGGATGTTCTTCAACTGGCAATTCAGGTGCGGTTGGTACTGTTGGTTGACCATTTACTTGGATGTAGCCCTCGGGTCCTTTTAGTCTTTCACCCGCAGTTAGTTGCTGAATAATAGAAACTGCTTTCATCGCATTTTCTTGTCTCTCTGGTTTCAAAGAAATTTGCGCTGGACTGGCTGGATCTTCGGCTTTGGTTTCAACATATCCATGTGCGCCGACTGCCAATTTATACAGTTCATCGTGAAATGCACGTGCCATTACTCGGCCTGCTTCGTCCATCTCTGCTGCAACTTTCTGTTGTTCTTCTAAAGTTGGTTCTGTTACAGCTGGTGCCGGTACTGGTGCTGGTGTTGCCGCCGGTACAACTGGTGCCGGCTCCGCAACTACTGGTGCTGGCTCTGTTGCTGCTGGTACTGGTTCAGGAACTGCTTCTTGCGCATTCTTTTCTAAAGTGATGCGATTGATGATTTCTTGTAAATCGATAGGCATAGTAGAAAGTTCTCCTAATTAAATTGTGTTAAATATTAACGAAAAATTTACTTAATGTCAATAGGGATGTAATCTATAACGTCGTTGTAAAATTTTTCTAGTTTGTCTGGCTTCAATCCCAAGATAAGACGATCTATTGCATCCAAAGAGTATTCGGATGTTTTTGCCATGACCCCGATAGGGGGCATTTTCATTATCTTGTGAAGCTGGCCTAGGGTAAATGTGCCGCCCGCGCCAGCTAGAAATGGATGACGTCGTACGAAGTCTCCAAATTCAGTTATCGGCTCACCTTTCTGAAGTTTTGCTTCTTGTGATCCAGCATAGATATACGATGCTGGCACAGCCATAAGCAAACGTTTCAAAAAATGTGGACGTATGATAGCCGCGGTCTTATTAAACATAAGATCTTGGATTCCAACAGTGCCGGCTGCTGCCGCACCCAACACGATAGGAATAAGCCATGGTTTTGATAGGAGAAATTTTTCAAAGTTTCCCGTTTCCGCAAGAGTTTTTCCAGTCAGCCCAATCTTATCCATCAAGGCATTGTAACCAATATACAATGCGCCCAAACCCAATAACGGCATCAACGGATTTTTTATAGGAGCAAAAGTAGATTCCGCCGGACGTTTCAAGGTTGGGGCATGAACTCCTGGATTAATAGTAATTGCTACGGGCGATGACTCTGTAGTGAGTTCGGCCCGTTTTATCAAAACACGTTTTATAACATGAGGAACTGTTAATGACATACCTGGTGCCCAATGAGCAATTTTTTGGGCTAGTTCGTCATTAAAGTTTTGAAGTGATATATCATTTGGAAATTCAGGATCTTCATCCATATCCATTAATGATATGTTAGAGTCGTAACACGACTCGGCTAATTTTTCTTGCCCGCCCTTTGATAGAATAATGTATTGAAATTCTGTCGGAGTCGGAACTATACGCATACCCAACATAGTCGAAAGAATTTCATTAGATGCATATTTTGCTACTACTTCTTTTAATTCTTCTTTAGGCATCGGTTGTTGTGATGCGTATATTAAACGCTTCGGATCCGCATCAACAGCCGCTATTGTACCATCAACCAATTTATTTATAGCTGATTCTTTTACACCTGATTCTTTGAAGAACTGTTGCGCTATTACTGCTGATGGAATTTCAGCTTGTACAGATGCAATTTTACTAAGTACACTAGCGGTACGATCGGCTGGAATTCGTACAAAACTAATATCAAAAAATTTCAAATCAGTATCATTTATAGCGTAAATTTTTTGACCGTCTGGTAATGTAATGCCCATTTGATTTTTTAAATGATCACAATAGTCAGACACGCGCTTGCTTTTTTTCTTACATATACTGCATGTGTCAAAGGGAACTTTTACCCCCATAGACACTGCTGGATATTCGCCTTTTTCTATACGATCAAGAATTTCTTTTGCCCGTTCATTGTCAAGCTCAAGCACTAGTTCGACACGATGCATATCGGGATTGAATACCGCGATCTTTACCTGACCAAAACTTTTCAAGGGATCTTTGTTCACATGATGCTTGTATGCGTGCCCAAGTTTTTCAAATGTCTTGTGATCACGACATAACGACAAGTCGGGGAAATAATCGCCATTGCGATTTGGACCCCAGAATTCGCCAGATCCCATTGCGTTAACAAGCACATACGTCTTGCTTGCTTTCTTTTCGAGCCCTTTTACACGATCACGGAGTTCTTGTGAATATTCAGCAGTCTTCGTTAACGAGTCTGACCAGAATTGAATAAAAGTTCCGGAATCGTTATGTAAATCAAAACTTGTAAATTTTATCATAGGTTATTGAAAATCATGATACGTCATAAAACTTGGCACTGATTTACTCGGTGCCTCAGTCAAACCGCTTAATACTGAACCTAGTATTGATGGTGGTGCATTCTTTTTTGCTTCCATAGTTTGTTTTTGTATCTGTGTTAGTTCACCAACACTTGCCGGTAATGGACCTCCTGCAACATGATCATATTGCAGTGCTTGTCGAATGTATGCACCAGCGGTAAGTGGGTTCTGTGCAACAGCCGGTGAAAAGTGTATCAATGCTTCAAAATATAATTTGGCACGTTCTTTATTACTGGTTAAATCAGGATGTAGTTTTAATACTTCTTTAAAGAGGGTATCTTTTTGAGATTCAATAACACTTTTTTCATAAAGTCCTATACCAATCTTTGCCGCACCTGCTGCTAATCCTAGTCCAGTACTTACTGCCAATCCAGTGGCCAGATAACGTAAAAAGGTCGATATGTCTGGTGTCGCAACTTTTTCTAGTTCCTCTTTAAATGCAGCTGCCTTCGCCATTGTGCTTGGGCGAATTTTTCCGGCTTTATATAATTCAATAAATTTTCCTAGTGCTGACATATTATCCTCGATAGTTTACTGGAATATTGTGTAACGGGCTATTTTCTCGTTTTATTGTTTCCTTAGCCACAACTGGAAGTGCTAATGCGCCTATTCCAGTACCAACAGCTAGACCAGTACCAAATACTGCTGGGTGCTTTAAAACTTTTTTCACTGTCTCACCAATTACTCCACCAAGTTTATAAAGTTCCCATTCTTCGTATAGTTGTGCAAGTTTATCTTGCAGTGTTTTATACTCATTAGCAATCTTTATTAACAATAACGATTGTTGAAACAAAGGATGGCGTGTGTTTACCGGATGTGTATAAGCCACATCCGCTGTTTTTGTCATAGATCCAATCGGCATATTGGAAGTTAACCTGGTTTCCACTTCCTTTAACGTTTCAACAAATATCGGGTCATTATTTATACTAAGTGCCGCACTAATATCGTTATAACTTGTGCCACCAAGTACTGCTTGTTTTATCATGTCTTCCAGAACGCACGCTTCCTTTGCAAACAATAATTGACCATCAGTAATCATTCCCAATATAGTTGCTTCAGCTGCCTTAAAACGCCAATAGTCTTTTAACTTAGCATCTGCAGCTTCTTGCGGCTGAGTTTCTGCGACCTTTTCAAAAATAGGTGCAAACTCAGGAACTTCGTATTCTGGAGCTTCGTAATAATCGATATTATAATTTTTAGTTTCGGCCGTCTTTGTCGATGTAGTTGCGGCCTGAATAGCTATTGGATCTGCAGTATCAAATTGTATATATTTCTCATCACTCTTGTTAAATAAATTCATATACACATCGGTGTTGGCAGCTTCGATTACCCTAGCTACTTGTGCTTGATTTAATCCATTATCCGCCGCAATTTTTATGATCGACTCATTTAGCGACTTTCCGTCTTTCAGGTACTCTGTTGCTGCTTGTTTAGCAAAGAGTTCTAATTCATAACTTGATACCATGTAATTGATTCTCCTATAGTAGATTATACAAAAATCTTAACTCTCAGTCAAGACCTTAAGTAATTCTGTTTTGAATGCAGCGATCTTGCTTGCATTTATACCTTTAAACCCGGGAGCAGTGCGTTTCATACCAATAGCATTAATACAGCCAGGAGTAGTACGATTATTACTACCTATTTTTTCGACACCTGCGTATGAAAATACCACTTTTTTTGCTACTTCCCGTTCTTCGGGGTTTAAGTTGTGAAATACGTTAGCTATTTGTTTAGCTGACTCTAGCACTGTTTTAGGAGTAGCTAATGGTTGATGCGCTTCGGTCCTTTTTGTGTTTAGATAAAGTTTAGTTAATCTTTCATTTACCGCGTTGCCGGAAGTATCGGTAAGCCTTGAAAAACGTTTAATAGGTGTCTTCATATAGTTCTTTATTAATTATTAAATGCAGAGGCACGGTAATATAATTCTGCAGCCAGGTCTCCATACAAAATGCTATGGAAGGTGTCGTCGGCGGCAGACTTAATATATCTGTACGTGTTCTTTTCTTCGTTATATTCAATCGCAATAGCCAGTATATCTTTCGCATAATATTGAAAGTCACTCCATTGCGGGAAAACGATCTTCCGCTGTTTTATCTTAGTAAATAAATCAGTCATCACGGTGTTGCGAGATAAGGTATATGCCTGAATATGCCCATTGAACTGACCACGTTGTTTTTGATTCGGCACATGTTGAAATGCTATTAATCTGGTTTTATCATTTATACGATTTCGTACTTCAGCATTCACTGCCTCACCAAAACCGGCATCAGCTCCTATTAATGCACAGCCCCATCTGTAATATTCTGCCGGTATATGCTCATGTAGATAAGCATAATCAGCTTCTTTACCTTCATACTTATGTAGGTAGATTATTTCTGTAACATCACCGCGACGTTGCGAAATTGTCATCAACGTTTTTGACATTTCGCTGTTAATTGGCCCCCAGTCCATTCCCATAAACGTGGGATAATCTCTGGTGCGACGATCTGGTTCCTGAATCATTGGCCCACCAGTGCAACATGCTTTAATTTCCTCTTCGGTTACTGGAGCGACACCGGCATCATATGGTAGCCCTAGATACTCGTTAAAAAATACGCCTTTGGATTTTGTTTGAAATGGTATATAAACATCCGTCTGCCAATTTACCCAAGGCGCGTGGGCAAACATTAAAACACTAACTCTAAACCCCTCAAACAAGTACGATCCATCATGAATAGATTTGTCTGATTCGGGATTTGTACGCACCCATTGTCCGTTGCGCGCGTCTAGAGACATTTTGCAATATCTACAAGCAAGCCCCCATGGTTGAATGTTTTCTTCGTCAAGAAAGTTTTGTTTCTCACAATGCTGGCATTTTGCAATCCATTCATTTCTAGTAGTCTGACGCCATCGATTTGCTAATGGCCCGATAATATGTTTTGGAGTTCCTGCATATATCGAATGTTTGTAAAATGATCGCGCCATTGTTTGTTCAATGACATCGATGTTATCATCGGGAATATCTTGGATTTCGTCCAGACACTGATGACACACTATAGGTAACTTTTCTATCGCATCTCTTACAAAAATCAAGTGATTCTTTACGCCGACACAATAAACTGGTCCAATGTAATCTATATATTCGATGCGCGAATTATTTGTATATCCGTTCCAAAATATTATGCTGTCTTTTTTATAGCGTCCGACGTTATATAAAATTGTTCCGTTATATGCTGGTTTTCGACTTCTAATACTACAAAGATACCCCAAGCGAAGCCATGCCTCCTGTACTGTATTTGCTAACTCGATTGATGCTGTAACTAACTGTCCCCCGTTATGACCGAAGTCTTGTACATGCATGGCATCTCCTTTATATAAGGCATTTAAAAGGTCCGGTAGATATTGTATGTAATTTAATAATTCCCTAGGTATATATTTATCATGCGAGGTGCCCAAAGCATATAAGTATCTAGATAAAGCAGCGTTTGCAAAGTAAAATGTATTACATACAGCATTTTTATTATGTCTGGCAACAACGCCCCATTTAACTCCCATTGCTGTTAAGCAATGTCGAATTTCGTCTGAGTATGCACCTTCGTTTTGTATTATACGTATTTGTCCCGCAGGAGATATATACCCCTCAGCTAAAAACCACCCCATAAATTGCATGAAAATTTTCAATGGCGCTGAAAAACTGGGTATCTTTTTGGGATATTTATACGGAGATCCGTCTAACTTATTTGCAACAATTTGTTCAGGTAATTTAAAATCGACGGGATTGGCTGACTCCCAATTTCCCCTAACACCTAATTTAAAATTTTTTCCTGCTAACTGTTGTGCTTTTATATTAAACCAGCCTTTAACTTTTGGATTCTGATAGTAACCAGTACTTAATTCCTGTGATACGTTCATTATATGATCAGGGGTCACGCAAAGATTAAAACTGCGCTGCGTAAATTTAACTAGTTTACCTTGATATGCTTTTTGGATATACATATCGGGTAAATGATATTCTACCATTCCCGTTTTGTCATTTACTGTAGCAACTCTTTCATCGTCGAGAAGATTTTTAAATAATTTCCAACCATTCTCGGTGAGAATTTCTGTATTTGCATCAAAACAATTCATGTCAGCAGATATACCACGAATACGATCGGCAGTTGCAGATCCATAACGTAAATAAATAACACTACCATTAAGGAAACGTTTTTGGAATACGTTTTGAATTGTGGAACTACTTACAAAATATTTTTTAAATATCGGGCTTTGTTCTATAACAGTATCAACACGATCATATGAAAATACGCGTACCTGTTCAACAGTGGGCGATACTGCCAAAATTTTAAATCCACCCTTATGCCTGTTGCTAACATATGGCATTAAAATACATTTAGCTAACATGAAATTTGACAGCGTGGTAGATTTAGCGACTTGGCGACTCGTATGTAAACACAACTTCATTGGATCAATATCATAAATCAATTTCATGTGTGGATAGTCATCCAAACTGAATGGTTCATTATTAAGATAAAAAAACTTTTGTACGAAGTCTGATAATTTAAATTGTAACATAATTATTTTCTATTTATAAACGTACCGCCAACACTATTCCATTCTGACACACCGTCTGTGCCATATAGCTTTTTTTGTCGGACTTTATTTTCACCTTGTCGTTTTACAAAATCAGGGCCTAATAATGTTTTAATCTCGCGGTCCAACGCTTTATCTTGTGCTTTACGAAAAAGCCGCATCTGCCGTTTATTACCTATTCGCTGAGCCTTTAAAAAAGCACGCTCATATAATTCTGAACTTAACGCTAATTTCTCCATTACAATCTCTGCTTTTGTCATATTATCTCCTTGCCAATGATTTAGTACGTGTATCTATAAATTTTCTTGCGTCAGCGTCAGCGATTTCATCAACCCATTGCTCGCGATTTATCAGATGTGGATAACGTTTTATTGCCGGTTCTCTTCGAAATAATCTATGAGTGATATTACCTTTCTCATCGGTGCCAAAAACATTAATGTGGAACTCTTTACCGGCCTCAGCTGTGTCTACAGCAAGATCTTTGAATTTTAATGTGGTGTCATTCATACTTGATTTCAGTTCGTCCATGAATCCTGCATATAACGGATGTTCTTTAGAAATCCAGCGAACGCCTGATTTGGATGAAAATGTATTCATGAGTTCAGGTATTTTATGTGAACCCATGAGTTTCTCAACTATTGGCGCAAATAATTTCTTGGTAAACTGCGCTTTTGCCGGATTGGCAGCTAGTGCTGCCGCTAATCCTAAAGTAATGGCCTTAGATTTAAGACCGGCGTCTTTATTAATGTTTAACTGATTTGCGTCTTCCACCCTGTCCCCGATATTTACAAATACTGCCTTTATGCCGACCTATTTTTGTAAATGTACCAGCTCCTTGACGAGTATTTTTCTTACTTCCGCCTTTATATGGAGCGTTACTTTGCTTTATCATTACTTCCTTCGAGAATCTTGTTTAGTTGCACTTTAGTTGCTTCTAAAAAGTCAATACGTTTCTTAACTTCCTCTAAACGTTCGCGATGACGTTGCTTTGCCTTGCCTGAGTCGATTAAATCCAACAATTCATTTTTCTCTTTTTTCAGTAACGAAACTTCGAGGTCACCATTAGCTATTTTTAACGATGCTATATTTGTATCAAGTTTAAGTTCTAATCGTTTAACTTCTTGTGCCATTACTTCGGGAGTTACTAAAAAATTTGTATACGTCGTTGCTACAATAAATCCAAAGGCAATGAATGAAATTATTAGCGTCCATTTTTTACCGATATATTTTTTTATTTCGTCAAACATGGGTGCTTTCCTTGTTTTTTATATATTCGCCAGGCACTTTAGCTGATCGCCCATAATTACGATTACGCAACACAATCTGCGCATATCGTTTCCACACAGCTTTTTGTTTATCTACCGCCATATTTCTGGTCAAAGCTTTTACTAAGGGGTCACCTGAGGCAATTGTATATTCAAGTGATGTATATTTATTTTCTTTTTTAGCCGCTATTTTTAATCTTTGTTCTGCGTCCATAATTGTACCTTTGTCTATAGGAAATCTATTTTTACGTTCTTCAAACCAATCCTTAAAGGATTTATTAGTAAGTCCTTTGGCCCGATTCACTCCATACCAATCTGCTATGGCCTCTAATTTGTATTTTGTCGGTACATCCTTTGGATGTTTATGTAATGCCCGCCAATGATGAGGATTTCGATGATAATGTTGTTGTACTACATCACGCCATTGCATATATAACTTAGGATCCTTGGCCCCTTGTAATCCTTCTGGTCCATTGAACCATGCAGAATAAGCAGACCACTCGGATGGACGAAATTTAGTACTGTCATGTGTTATAGCCTGCACTAACGGCAAATTCATCTCGAGCATAGCTTTTCCCGTGTACCATTTATGTGGAAGCAAATATCCAGCATAGCCGACGTGTTGTTTGATCTTATCTCTGTTGGCGTAACCAAACCCAGCACCTATTAAAAAACCAGCTGCTGCTGCTGGAAGAATGTATTTATTCATACCTTCACCAATAATGTTTGAATATTACCTGTGCGTAAAAACAAATTTCGTGCTAACATAGCTGCTCGTAATTGTATTTTTGTAAATGCCTTAAACCGTGTAGCAGTTATTGCTGAACCAGTGAATGTTCGAGCTGGATATTTTGGCATTTCGTGCCAACCACCTCCGTGATATTGATAATATTTATTTAATTCGCTTTGCGATGTAATCGGTATTATCATCCAACCAGGTCTTTCAGTAATTTGCCGTACGGTCCGCGTGATAGAAGTTTAAATATTACGTGATCTTCTTCTTTATTAGGAGTGCCTGCACCCCATCTATATGCGTCCTTAGAATCTTCGTCTATACGTTTAAAAAACCTTTGCAAGGTTTTAAGCGATGTGAGCGCCTTATCATAGTCTTTATTTCGGATGGCCGTACGCACACTATCAATTTCACTTTCGATCATAATCATCATCATTTTAACATACGCAATTTCACTTGCGTACTCGACTTCAGGGTCTTTTATTTTATCATATGGTGTGGGGCGTTTTAACCAACGATCAGTCATAAGATCATAAGCGCCTAGTGATCGCTCCCACCCGCGGGTAATTTTATCTGGGGGTATATATTCAATAAAGAAAAATTGTAGTGGGTGGTTAGTGCCCGGCAGTAATACTTCCTGCCGATTAAATTCTTTAAATAAAGGATGCCACTTATCAAACTCTTCTTCCTTGGTAGACATAATTTGTACATCAATATCGGAATCATCGCTATACTGCAATGTCACATTACTACCCTGCATAACGGCATTATATAATTTAGTGAGAGGGAAGAAAGTTGATAAATGATCAAATATCCATTCTTTTACTTCAGGACGAACAGTCTCGTTTTCGAATATATATGGATTTAAAACATGTCGTGGAGGATCTAGTATTCCCATAATATTAATTTATTCAAATTTTAATTTATCTAAAGCTATACTGGTGCCACCAGTGCCACGTTTGGGCAACTCGACGGGAACTTCGCTAATGTCGGTTATTTTGGACTCAGTTTTATCAGAAGTATTTTCTACGACCAGTTTAATTTTAAGTTCATCCAATAAGTTATGACTTTCCTTCTTGCGCGCATCGCTTGAATCTAATCGATCGGCTATCTTTAATGCTAATTGTGCAAACTTCTGCGCATCATCCGGACGTAAACGTACATTTTCTTTAAAGGTAAAATATGCATCAGACAACATATCAGAAAATACTTGTTCTAATGACATATGAGGATCGGTGCCAAGACCTAACTTCCATACCAAATAATGTCTGTCACCCTTTAATGCTGCTTTCTTTAGAATCATTTTGAATTCAGCGTCACGCTGAGACTCTACAAAAAATTCTCGGTCAGCATAACCCCATTCTTCGAAGTTAGCAAAATATTTTAAGAAGTTTTGAAAATCAGGCGAGTCGTGTGACACTTCATAGCGGCCGTTTACCAGTAATTCAATATCCATGGGATTAATTCCAGATAACGCCAGTGCTGTAATAATTTTTCGTAATCTAGAATCTGCTAATATTTCAAAAGCTCCCTCGCACCCGTCGATACTGGTCTTAGCCGGTGCTGGTTTTTTAAAGCGATAATAATACATCGGAGATAACTGCAAATCTTCAAGCTCGATATCATCGAATTGTAAATTCGCAGAAGTCTCGCGGAGCTGATCTACAATAGGTGCTAAAGTTGCTAAGTCTAACTCTATATTATGCAATTTACAATCTTCCAACACCATCTCAGGCTTGAATCCTCCTGCGATTAATGTTTGTATATAAAGCTTTTCAGGTACACGTATAATTTTCTTTACCATAAGTTTTTCACGTCTTGTATAGTGACTGGTTTGGGTTTACGTTTTAACTTTCCTTCTTTTCTCAGCTTAACTTCGTAATTGGTACGATTCCCAAGCCAATAGGGTCTCTTTTCTCCCATGAGGTATCTACGAACAAAATTAACAAACTTGCTAAGCGGAATGCCATGCTTTTGCGCCATGCCTTTGTACGTACATTCCCGCAGTTCTTTAAAAAATGCTTCCTTACCAATTGTATTATAGTATTCTAACAATTTTTTATTTTCAGAACTCTGTGGTTGACGACGCAAAACACCGGGACATCTACGACCCCATCTTGGTTTTGGATGCCACTTCTGATCTTGAAATATAACGTCTTTCACATACTGTAACGAAATCAACGGATCGCCGGCTTCCTCCACTATCTGTTCGGGAGTGTAACCTTTGTCTTTTTGGATTAAAACATATGCACTCCATTTCATAGAGAAATTTACGCATATTTAATATAAATGTCAATAGTATGGTATAAGATATACAGTTTATAGAAAGGAGACTATATGTATTTATACGAATTAAAAGGTCCGGCCAGAATTCGCGTCCTAGAAGATGTCGTGACACCAATAGGCGCATTACCTATATATAAAGGAATGGTACTGAATTTTTATCATCTCGATGGCATGTATTCTGTTTGTGCTACATATGACGGAACAATCTATCATGCAAGCGCACATACAAAAGTTGAAGTTCTTCGGGGCGAACCATCGTCGCAAAAAAGATTAAAATTTAAATTAAAAGGAAAATATAATGACGCGAAAAGTAAGAGTTATTGAACCACATTCATACTTATATAGAGTTTAGTTTAGCATGAAACCAATATGTTTTAAAGGATGTAACTGCATTTACGCTAAAGACCAGCCTGAGTACCTGCCTCTGCATGTACATAAAAAATTAGATGGCGAAGTTATTAGCTGTTGGGAATTTAATTGGCGTGACCGCCTGAAAATATTGTTTGGTGCAAAGTTATATTGGCACCAGTTAACGTTTAATAAACCATTACAACCCGTTAGAGCGGAATTAGAATTTAATATACATGATCAAACATAAAAAACAATTCGGAGTATACCATTGGGATACATTCGATAATGAAACCATTCTAATCACAAAGGATTGGCGCACTTTAGAAATGGCAGAATTTGATACGATACTAGAAGCCGACGCATTTGTACAAGAACAATATGCCGGGTGTATAAGTGATCAAGGCGCGGATCAGGTAGATATTGTAGATCTACAAGGAAACGTAGTTCAATCTTATAGGGTTTGCTAACGAATGATCCGCAAAATTCGTAATAAGGCGAAAGCCTTTTGGAAACATGGAAAACATAAAAACCTGTACGAAATAAATATTTTGAATAATAGGAAAAAAATAATTAGAAGTACAGATATGGTTGATAGTATTAAAACGCTCTTTGCTAAAAAGGTGGTAAATGATAAAGCTACGTGATATATTTGACGACAAGGTAGAATTGCCCAAGACTTATAAAGGAATAAACCTTTATAAAAGTGATTGGACACATAGTGCTTTGCGTTCTATTACCTGTTCAATAGTTGGAGCAGAGATCTTAGATTTCACTATTATACAAACTGAATATGGCTTCCGTGCTTGGTGTTATAAAACTTCGTATTATACAAATCCCGTAATTTCAACTAATTTTTATTCTCCAGACACATTGTTAGAAGAAGTGCTAGAGACGTTCATTCGTTGTTTCACAAAGATAAGTCAGGCGATAAATGATATTCATTAAAGAAGATGTCATGATTAGCGGGTATACTAGTATGCCACAAGTGATAAAAGTAATAAATTGGCATATGACCTTTAAACATTGGAAAAGGTGTATTTATGAACTTATTATTTTTAGACATTGACGGTGTATTAATTAACGCACGTGGTTGTATTGCGCACGATCTACATGATATTGGACAACCGAGTCGTGCAACAGATGTTAATTTTGATCCGACATCAGTAAAATTGCTTCAGCGGGTGTGTGAAATATGCGACTTAAAAATATTCATACACAGTACGTGGTGGCATGACGGTATATACGACACTGAATATTTTGTTGCTGCGTTAGAGAAATATGGGTGGGCAAATGCTCCGGTTATTGGCGGTATCGATGTACGTGGGCGCAAAAATCGCGTCAATTATGGACTGCTAACATTTCAACCAGAAAGATGGATTATCTTGGATGATGCCTGTATGAAAGAAGAGTATGGTAGTAATATGCTTTGTATAAATCCAATGGAAGGCATAACATTTGCTGATTATGCATATATACTTACATACTTTGGCAAAGCCGATAAAATAGGTTGTTTCTTCTTTTAATTTATGGTATAAGAATTTTACTTTTAAGATAGGGTTTTATTACTTATGTGTTCGACTTCCTATCTTAGTCGAACTGTTGTTAATATTTAAGGAGATTCACATGAGTCAACTTCCGTTAGTTCCCACACAATTGGTGGCCGAATTTCGGGCTTTCGCGCGCGTGCATGATATGCGAAGGCAAGAACTGAAAAAAGCCTTGCTCACCAATGTGTACTCGAGTCTTGATAAGCGCCGCATTGTTGTGGTGTTGAAGGATCGAGTTGCACCTGGATCAG